CGCTGCCGTCAGAGACGTCTTGCCGTGGTCAACGTGGCCGATCGTGCCAATGTTGACGTGCGGCTTGTTGCGCTCAAACTTACTCTTTGCCATTTGAATGCTTCCTGTGGACGTAAAATGGGTGACCCCGGCGAACCGGTTTAGTGCCGCCGTTTAAGGCTTTCGGCGAAATTGCGCAAGACTTAATTACAGACGCCATTCTTGGCGTGTGGCCGGATATGGGAGATAATTTGCAACCCACAAGACGATTCGCCTGCCGCCTCCCCAAAATCCCTGAAATTTCAGACAAAAATCGAAAGAAGGGCGGGCTCGCGTCTTCACCGACCCTGGTCGTGACTGCAAATTCCGCAATCGTCGCGCAAGCATCATATGGTGTCGGCAATGCAGAACCTTCCGGCCCAGACGCAAAGCACTACGACAGGTCTTCTATGAAGGGGAACAGATGGAGCGGGTAGCGGGAATCGAACCCGCGTATTCAGCTTGGAAGGCTTTCAGATTATCTAGGCTTTATAATATAGGCGTGTCACTCTGTTTCTGTGTCGTTCATCTCGGAACATGACGGCGAGACACATTTTGTTCTCGTCATTTCAGAAATCACTTATGATGGAAACGAGCACAAGGACAACGCCAATGACTGATACAATCGGCAGATTGCGAGAAGCACGGCGCACCTCGGAAGTTCTGGATTTGCTGGAAGAGGCTATCGACAAGATCGAAGGTCTGGAGGCTGATCTAGATAGCGCCGTGGAAGTCGCTTACAAGCGTGGCGCTACGGAATGGGTGCGGCTGAACTATCCAGCGAAGTACGCAAAGCTCAAGGAGCGCAATAATGACTGATATAGCCCTGACGAAAGAGCAAATGCGCGATTTGCGCGCCATACACGGAAATCCAGGTTGCTATAGCCGGTGCAAAGAAGACGGCGAACTGATGACACTCGCCAATTTAAGCCTGATACGATGGATCGAAACCGGCGGCTATGAGATAACCAGGAACGGCATTGCCGCCCTAAACGAACCAAAGAAGGCGCGGCTTGAGCGTGTCGAAGCAGCGCTCCGTGACAATATCCAAGCAGCACTCCCGAAAGGCGTCATAGTGGATTACCGGTATGCGGCTTTGGCCGCAATTGCCGCGGCCGAATCTTTCGAGAAAGAGCTCGCCCAATGACAGACATGGTAACGCGAGTTGCGAGAGCGATCGGGAAGGTTGCCGATCCGCACACGCCATGGAATGAATGCGGAAGCGGGTTCAAGGAGATTTGTGCGGAATTTGCGCGGGCAGCTATCGAAGCCCTCCGCGAGCCTACCGAAGAAATGCTTGAGCCTTTTGACGACCTGTATCAGGCTGAGTCTGTATGGGAACTCATGATAAATGGCGCCCTTCGTGAACCGAACGGGGAAGATGAGAGGAGTGGGGAATAATGGAAGTCAAATATGGCGGTGGCACAACGAAATATGGGCCAGGTGTGTCAATAGAATTGACCGGAGATGAGGTCGCTACTGCGATCGACGCCTACCTTGTCGCGCATGGTGTTTTCGTCTCTGGGCCTCGAACGATAACGGCCAATGGTGATTTATGCGAAGATGGGCAGGTATATGTCGATCCAGGCGGTTTCGTGATTTATAACGGAAATAAATTTTCTGGCAGAGGTCCGGGTTATTGATGTTCACCCGCCTGAAATGGACGATCTACACCGCCATCGTCTTTACCGGGTTCATCGGTGTGCTGGCTTGGGAAGGGGTGAAATGGGTATGGGAGGGGATAGTGGGATGATAGACGATTTTTCACCGGACGCAGCGGAATTTCGATGCCTTGTGCCATTCCCCGATCAATCAGAGAACTTTGTCTTGGGATTCGAGGCCGGGATGATTTGGCAAAGAATGGTGAGCGGAGAGACAACCATTGGCGGTTTAGACGAAATAGCTACGCATGCTGGGAACATTGCTGTTTTCCAGCGCATGGCTGATGCTCAAGGTTATGATTTAATGACTGATGATGCTGGCGATGGATGGATAATCGCGACGTTTACCAAGCGTAAAAATCGATTTCGGTTGGTTAAATGACGGAATCATGAAGTTTCTGCTTGGCTAAACGCCCTATCCAGCAGACTTCTTGACCCGCAACGAGCGATAAAAATTAATCACGCCGTCCTTTGCAGTAACGGCTTTAATATCGATCCAATCCGGCAGTTCACCGATTTCATGAAGCTCCGTAAGAGCATGAGCTAGATTAGCCTTAATGGCCGACGCCATAGCCTTCTTCTCTTCGGCGGATTTAATCTGCTGTTCCAAGGCCGCGAGTTCTCTTTCCGCTGCTGCCTTCTGCTTTTTCAGTTCGTCCAGTTTTGCCATTGGTGTACCCCCGATTGGTTGATGGTCGGGCGCATGTGATGGCGGAAGCTAGGGATTGTCAACTTATTTGCCGAGCGCGGTAAAGAAAGCCTTCACCTGATCCCCAAATGTCGCGACTAACCCACCCCCTGTAATAGCCGCCCCTACCGCTACACCGGCAAGCCATCCCCTACCCTGCTTGCGCATGGTATCGATGATCTCCGCGGCTTCCTCTCCCTTTGCGATTCTCGGTTCAAGGCTTTCAATCGTTCCCTTGAGTTCGGTAATGACCTGGGTCAGGGCGTGGATGGATTCCGACCGTTCTTTTCCGTCTTCGAGCAAGCGCTTTACATCAGATTTGAGAGAACCGATGTCACCGGACAGTTCGAACAGTTTGACTTCAGCTTCGGTCATCATGGGCTTTCGGGGGGATGGGAGAGGAGGAAAAACCGCCGCTAGTGGGCGACGGTGGGTGTCAGACGATGGGGCGGCGAGGATCAGGCAGTTAACATCGGCTGCGCATTGAAATTGGCCATTTTGTTATAGCCCTGCGCTGTTGGGTGAATACCATCGACATTGATATCGCCGTTTGCGGAAGCGGTAGCGTAATCGCCAAGGCCTGCCGGTGGTGCGAGTTGAAGATCAACGAGTGGAGTATTGAGCGTTACAGCCAAACCTTGAATATAGCCACGGAAGGCCGCCTGGTTGGCTGTTGCGCTGCGCGGGTTCGGCACATTAAGGACCACGTCTCCGCTCAATCTGGCGGTATTGACAAGAGTCGTTACGTTTGCCTCGAACGTCGCCTGCGGTGTGGTCGGGTAATCGTTGATGCCGATATTCAGGATCATCAGATCCGGCTGCATGAACTGGATCATGTTCAGCGTGCGATAATTCGCTGTCGTCACCACCAAATCCGTAGATTTCGCCGATGCCCAACCGCAGTTATAGATGAGGAATTCCTTGTTCTGGCTGTCGTAGACCTCGACAGAGCTGACATAGATGTTCGTTCCAGAATTGCGCAGGATTTCAACGGACGTGTGCGCCCCACGAGGAACCGTGATCGTAGCTCTTTGAGGTGTCCCGGTTACGCCGCCGCCGGCCGTGGGGGAGAAACTGCCAACAGCAACCGCACCGCCATCGATGAAAACAGAGCAGTTCCCAGCGGCGATGTTGATGTAGACGATCTCGATCGTATCCCACGTGCCTGAGAACGTCTTCACCCACCGATCTACTGTGGTGCTTCCGGCGCGGATCAAGCCGGCGCCGATAGATGATGCAGTCTGAATAGCCCACCCCACACCAGAACCGAAAGAATTTCGTGTGTCGTATGCGGTATAAGCAGACAGCGAAGCGCTGTTCCCATCACCCATAGAGCATGATCGAGCAGGAAGCCCATGGCTGGTCAGATAAGCTGCTAGATCAGCAGGGTAAGAAAGAGGAAAGGCACCATCAAGCGTACCGTTGGTCAGGGCGCCAAAACCTGCCGTGGTAGAGTCTCCTATGTTTAAGGCGCGGCCGAACCGGGTTCCAGCCAATACCGCAGCGCGAGCAGCCTTGTACTTCGCCATATTGTTGACCCCACCGCCCCGAGCAAGGGCGAATCCCTGCGGTCCAAGAGAAGAAATCGCGGTATTAGGGCCGCGCAGCGATGTAAGTTTGGTATCGATACCGACCATGCGCGTCTTCCCTTAAGCGGCGGAGGCGTTGACCTTGAAGCCTTCTTTGGCCGCGATATCGCGAAGCTCGTTGGCGGCTAGGTGCGCTCGTGCATTGTTTGCATTGGTTGAGACCGCCACTGTCGAGTCTGGCGCGATGCCGGCGGCGACATACACTTCAGCCGCAGTAGGAGCGCTGATGCGGAAGATCAGATTGCCATTGAACGGACCAACTGGGGCCGCTTGCGTGGTAGTTCCGGGGACAGCAATCGTCTCCGACCAGATGACCGAAAAGAGGGTCGAATTGCCGTAAACGATAGACGTACCGCATTCGACATGGACGCCGGTAAGGGCCATGGTGGTATTCTCCTGTTGATGTTTGGGTTAGTTGGTGGTTAGTGAGTCGTTTCAGTCTTGGACAAGGCCGCCCCGTATTTCTTCCTGACGGAGTCGTAAAAAGCCCCACACAGCCCCGTACGCGCGTTTTGTGCTCTGGCCGCTGTCACCCACCGGACATAGATGCCAAACCACTCAGCGCCTTCCATTAAGCCGATTATGGGCATTTTCTCGCGACACTTTTCCGGAAGTTCAGGAAGCGCGACCGGAGCCTGCGCGATAGCCGCCTTAATTGCCGCACCCTGTCTCCGCTCATTGAGCGTTGAGCACCCTGTTAATGCGCTCAATGTCATCGCGAGTAACAACCGACCCGCCACGGTTCTCCGAGATGGCTTTCTCATCTGCGGCTTGCCTCTTTTGGAAATCGATATCGAGTTGTTCAGCGGCCTTGTCGGCCTGTTCCCGGATCTGTTGTCCGAGGTAGAGGTCATGCTGGAGCTTCTTCACGATGGCGTCGGAAGCGTCCTTTTCCGATTGGAGGACATAGCCCTTGAGAATCGCTTTATTGTGCTGATGCAGCCAGAGACGGAACGCGCCAACGATAGCCAGAACAAGCAGGATGGAGCCGACAATCCGGAATACCCATTTGCCAAGAGGCGTAGCGAGGAAAGCGGGCATCAGAGGCCGCTCATGCACATCTCGCCATCCCCAATTCGGGAGGCGTCGCCCATACCGCGGCGCTTGACCAGGCCGTCATATGTCCTGCCGCCCGACTTGATGTAGAGGGTGGCATAGCCGCAACTCGCCTTGTAGTCAGGCGTTTTCTTCAGCTTAACAGCCGTCTTGACGACTTGGATTGCTGTTGAATTGCACGTTGCGCCGGGGCCAATGTTCCACGACAGATCAAGCATCGCGCCGCGCCATCCAAGCGGGTGATTATCCCAATCTGGAACGCACGCAACGAGCTTCGGGCGGTAATCGCGCTCCATCTTGACGGCAACACGCTTGTCGCAACCTTCATTAGTTTCGACTTGGCCCGGTTTTACATCTGTTGTATCGCCATCGCAGATCGTCCAGCGATCCGGATTCGGAAGCGTGTCGAGATAGGCGACAAGTCGGCGCCCCTCCCAAGGGCCGGTCAGGTACTTGATGGCAAGCGCGGTATCGTCATGGACTTTGTAGCCGGACGGCAGCGTAGCCCACCCGCCAACCGCCATTGCGACGATGGAGGCAATAGCTGCGGAAGCGCGCTTGCTGGGCACGAGCTTAATCGGCATTGTCGTCTCCCTTGAGAGTGGGTTGGTGGATGACGTAGGCGAGCGGAGAGACCGCCAGGATGGCGATAGAGGCCCACTTCGGAATCCAGTCATCGATGTACGGAAGGAAGTACGGAGCGATACTCAGAAGCCCGGAACAGTAGACGCACCACATCGAGTAGGAGCGCGCTAAGCGCCTACGCTTGTTCTTCACAAAGATCATGGGATCTGCCTATTTCCAACGCGATGCGCTAACGATATTCAACGCAATCTCCACCACTTCAGCGTGGGTGAGGTCGCAGAGCTTTTCGCCGCGGAACATGAGTTCGTAGAGGGTCTTGGTGCCGTTCTTGGAGACACGGACATATGCAGGGGGGAGATCGCTCATGCGACGAATGCCCTCCTCGTTATCGGCTTCAGATGGATATGACGGCGGCTGTGCTCGCCCTCCCTGGTTTTCACCCATCGGGCAATCTCCCGCCCATCGGCACCGATGAACGCCGAAACACCCTTGATCCGATGCCCGTCAGGCGGCTTGAACGTCGGCCCCTTCTCTGGCTTCTGCTCCACTGTTGTCCCGCGAGGTCCGGTCTGGATTCGGGTGACTTCGAAACCCGGCATGATGTCGGATTCGGATGCAGGAGAAAGAAACCCCCTCCTTGCGGCAACCTTCAGTTGGCTTTGTATCGTTGTCCTTGGCCGGTCGAGAGCCAATGCTGTCTGTACTTTGTTCATCCCGGTCGAAAGATAGACGGATACAAGTTCCGCCAACTCCTCATCAGAGAGCGGGGATGCAAAGGACATGGGTCCACTTTCATTATTGCCGGGGAATTGTATTGACCCTCATCCAAGGGCGCGTGGGTTGCATCCTGGCTGCAGACTGCGTATGGAATGCAGAAACAACCGTGGGGGATGGTTCTTTGATAAATTCACTCAAGCGTGCCGTGCAGAAATCGATCAGTAACATCGGGATTGAAGTTCGGCGCCTGGAAGATCCGTATCGGCTTCATGTCTATGAAAAGCTGTTCGACAAGCAGACGCTTGCCCGTCGGCCGTTTTACAACATCGGCGCGGCAAACTTTAAGCACCCGTACTGGACGAGCGTCGATTACGATTCAGATTGGTACGGGCGAAACCGCGATATCGTGCATTACGACCTTATGGCGATAGAGCCTCTTCCGATCGGTGACGGACAGGCCCATATCATCTACACATCGCACACGATCGAGCATGTAACCGATAAGGCCGTGGCAAATCTATTCCGGGAAGCCTACCGCGTTCTTGCACCTGGCGGGGTCTGCCGCGTCACTACCGGCCCCGATGCTGAAACCGACTATCGCGCCCTCATGGCTGGCGATGACGATTGGTTCTACTGGGATCAATGGTACGACAAGCCGGAAGCATACTCGTCATTCCTACGGGCTCCGGCGACCAGTGCCCCTCTCGAAGAGAGATGGCTGCACCATGTCGCTTCACAGCTAGCTCCTAATCAGGTGGAAGACCACAAGAAGATCACGGCTGCTGAGGTGCGTGCGCTGTTTGCCGAGAAAGGCTTCGAAGGCACGCTCGACTATCTTGCCAGCCTCGTCTCCTTCAATCCTCAGAAGCCAGGCAACCACGTCTCCTGGTGGACGCATGGCAAGGTTGAACGATTCCTGAGAGACGCCGGCTTCACGACTGTTTACCGATCAGGATATAGACAGTCCGTTTCTCCACTTATGCGGCAATCAAACCTGTTCGATTCGACGCATCCACAAATGTCTATCTACGTGGAGGCGATCAAATGACGCCGAGCGCTTGGAGCGCCGCCTTGATGCCGGCGCACTGGATATCGTCGCCGGCGCGGCTCAGATGCATTCCGTCGATGTGGTTGGCGGCGGCAAGATTCCCGGTGCTGTCCACCAGTTGCTCCTTCAGCCCGACGAACTGGACTTGCGCGGGGCTGGTTGTCCACACATTCCGAACCTTCTGGTTTGCCATGTCAATCTTGGCATTCATGCCGGAATAATTGGCGCTGACATTGGCGCATAGAAGCGGCTCATCCACCGGCAGGATATCGCGGATCACCCATTTCCCGGTTGCTTGCGCGGCAAGCCCAGAATGCAGATAGGCCACGTTGTCGGTTATGACTGAAGCCGAATAAGGAGCGTACCCAGTGAAATTCGAAAGCTCATTTATGCCGGATGCAAACACGACAGTGCCGGCTCTATGGACCAAGCCGCCCCGAGCCATTCTATTGATGCAGCGTCGTAGGCTTTCGCCACCGACACCGAACGTCTGAACAAACTGGCTGATCTTCCCATCTACCATATCCTGAACAGTCGAGTCGCCCCATATGCCGATCGTGCCATCAGGGCAATGTGCCATGAGGCGATCGTAGTAACCAAGTTCAACCGATGTAGGCTGCGTATCATTGGAGTAAAGGCTAAGCGGGAACGCCGGATAGTTTGCCCCTGTCGGCCATGTACCTGCCAGGCAGTCTATTCCGGTCGGGATAGTTGGATCAGTCGGCACACCTACAGGGATAGCATCAACCGCATCTGCTATCGTCTGGAGAGACAGTGCCACGGCGCGAATGGAATCACCTATTGCCGTCATCAATTCCATCCATCAATTGGCGTTGAGAAGCGAAGAATTATCGGGTTTCCGGTTCCGAGCACTGATCCGGCAACCGGAGTAAGGCCGTCACGACCTGAAGCCGCAAAACTCAGATTTACGAGATTTGAGCCCCCAAGCCCCAAGACATAGATGCTTATTGCACCCGCCACCTGTATTGCCCCGACCCCGACAACCGGTCGGAAGCCGTTCCAGAAGGTATCGCAGACGACACTTCCGTTGACGCCATTGAACCCCATTGTCATATCAAACGTCGTCCCGGTGACCGTCCCCGTCGCAAATGCCACCTCTACTTCCAGGTTGGCCCCGACACGCCTAGATCGGCATTTGACATTCGTAGCCGTGCCTATCCCGTTGAATGTAGGCGTGTAGGATACCCACGGCGTCACAATGGGAGGAGGCGCAACGGCCCTTGTATAACTGACGCACCTCCATACGCCGGAACCTTCGAAAACGAAGACCGCCACATCGCCGGCAGCTGTTATGATATCTGCGCCCCCCGGCAGGATGATATTGGCGTTGTTCGTCAAGGTGGCGGCATCATCGAATGCCAGCGTGACCGGGCTCGGCGTGCCGCTGATGGCGGTGATTATCGCGGTCCCGGTGACATGGAAGAAGTTCCCACCATTGCCGAGCACCAGAGTAGCGGCCGATGCAATGGCTGTCCCCTCGCTCCATGCTTGGGCCGCTGTGAATGTGTTTACCGCAGATGTGGTGATCGCTCCGATATTTGCCGCTGCCGCTGCCGGGTTTGCCACATCGGAGAGATTGTTGGCTGCAGCGAGGCGCGAGGTATCGGATGGATGAACGTGATCAGCCCTCGCAAATCGCGTGGACACGCCAACAGCCCCCGTCCCGTCCATGACCGGCGTTGTGGACGAGGCCTGCGCGAGAACAAAGGCCGTTGAAGCAGCCTGCGTCGTATTCGTCCCTACGGAGGCCGTCGGCACAGTCGGTATGCCGGTCAATGCCGGCGAAACGCTCAAAACAACGGACCCGGTTCCAGTTGATGTCGTCGTGCCGGTACCGCCCTGCGAAATGCTGAGTGCCGTCGTGAGCCCCGTCAGACTTGTGATATCGAAATTCACACCGGATGCCGCGGCGCCAATGTTTGTTCTCGCACTCGATGGATTAGAAACATCCGACAGGTTATTGTTTTTGTTGAGTGCGTTGACAATACGACTGTCGTCGCCAGCCGCGACTGTATTCACTCCAGTTCCGACCGGAAGGCGTGCATAGGCCACAGTTCCAGTCAATTGTCCGGCATCTATGCTCTTATTCGTCAGCGTCTGGGTGTCGGTCGTTCCAACAATCGCGCCAGCCGGAAGCGCCTTGCCGGAATCGGATAGTAGTTTTCCGGTCGTGTTGGAAAAGATCGGGATATCGCCGGCTACGGAAGACGCGGGGCCAACGACATCACCCTGATTCGTGATCACGACCTGAGATGCCGCAGTAACGCGCCCCGTTGCATCGATCGTCACACGGGAGACATGGGTTCCGTCACCATAAGTCCCGGCCACGACGCCATTTGTGGCAAGGCCTATGCTGATATCCGCGCCGGGGCCGCCATCACTCACGTTGATCTGGCCCGCAGCCCCTGCGAGGCGTCGTGAATTGGGAAGACCGACCGTGACCTGGGCAACAACATAGGGCTGCGTAACGCCGAGCGACGAAAGAGAATTGATCGACGTCTGCTGCGTCACATATCCAGGCCCGGTGTTCTTATCGATCGCGATAAGTTCCGTGCCGTCGAGAGAAGCGGCTGGCGGCAGTTCGTTGATTTCAATGTTCGCCATCGGCGGTCTCCGGCGCGAGAAGTTCGTCGGCGCGTGCGGGCGGCAGACATGAGGCGAGCATCCGCTGCAGTGTCGGCCACAGAGCATCATTGGATTGGAGGTACGGAGCGGACTTGTAGATTTCCTGCAGTCGGATCGGCATTCTATCCATGGCGGCGCGGACGATGGCCGCTTCCTCGTCCGTCATCCGCAACCACGGAGTCATCTTGGAGATGATGTAAAAATCCGGCGCGCCCGGTATGCCCGGTTCTGGATGTAGTGGCGCGTCCTTGATCTCTAGGCCGTTGCCGACTGAGACGGTCTTGCCTTCCTGCATCCCAGCGAGCGCAGCGCGATATTGCTCCGCCGAAATCGAAATGCCGCCATCGATCGGGTCTTCTGAGATAACGCCGTTAGCTGCATAGGGCATTACTTGATCCTCATATAATAAGGCACAGCTTCGTTTTTCACACGCGTCTCAATACCCACGCGGGGTGTTCCGTTCGTTCCATCACTGACTGGGCCTCCCGTTGCAGCAAGGGCTGCTACGGTTGACCCGCCAACCAAAGCCGACCCGCCAGGGCCGCTTGTGATAAACCCAACTTGGCCTGACGGAGGGGCGTGTGCGTGTCCTTGGAATGCATCCATCTGGAGAGTACCGATCGGAAGGTTCGGTCGGGGGCTGCGGCCTTCCGTGTTCCATAAATTGATCGTCTGGCCGTTCATTGGGCTACCGGCTAACGAGACGACCGCCGTCGCAATCACCAGAGGCGCCGACCCGCTCACAGTTTCGCTCGTCAGAACGCCCGTATTGTAGGCATCCGCCGCGGTGAGCTTGACATAGCGATAGCCTTTGGTTGTCGGCGGTTCCGTGGCGCCTTTATGGGTCATGATCGGGAACGGGACACCGATTGGCATAGCCCACCATGGGTCATTCGTTTCCTGAACCACGTCGGTGCCGTTAAGTACGAAGAACAGCGCATCTCCTTGAGAAATGGCCACTGTCGCGCCACCGACTGCCGAAGTCTTCAGCGTGACGGTGAAGGCCCCTGTCGTTCCGTTGCGGACAAAGTAGGTTCGACCAATCTGCGGGAAGATGACGTTGACATTAGCGGACAGGGTACCGCTCAGGTCGATGAAATTGTTCTGCGACTGGGTGGTGGTGAGGGTGACATCGGCGCCAGCGAGCGGCAACGACAGGACACGCCCCATCGCGTTGTCCACGATGGAGAAGACGTTATTGTTTAAATTGTCTCCCCACGTCCCATTATCCTCGCCCGTCACCTGCAATTCCAGGTGAAGGTTTGGGCTGAATGTAGATGCCACTGGCCGGCCCTTTCATGAAAAAGGCGCCTCTTTCGGGGCGCCTGTAGGTCGTATAAAAATGGTATAGAGATGGTCAGCCAAGCCAAGCCCATCTCTTGCCGCTCTGGACGCGACTGATAACTGACTGGTCAACGCCAAATCGTTGTGCGATTTCCGCTTGCTTGGCTTTGCCGCACAAGGATCGAATCGTCTCCACGGCAGCCTCAGTTAACTTTGCATTTCCATGTTTGGTGCCGCGAGCACGCGTCCCGTGGATTAGTTGATCAGCCTTATTCTCTGTTGGTGTCTTCCAAGACAGGTGACGTTTAGTGGCGCACCCGAGATGACCTTTGCCGCATGAGTGAGCGGCTTCATGCGTTATAGATGGCGCCGGACCGCAGATTTTTTCACAGACAAAGCGGCTGACTAAAGCCGACTTTCCATCGATTCTAACCAATCCATAACCGGTCGATACGCGACCGAAGGGCCAAATGAGGCATTCGTCGCCATTATACGAAAGAACGACATCATAAAGATACTTCTCTGGATCTCCAGGTGTGGTTTTACTGATATGCGGGTCACCGTATTTTCTCAGGCGTTGCCAATGCTTATTGCATAACCCGCGACCGTAATGTGGCTTGCCGCAATCAGGAATCGAGCATAAACGAGATTTAGCCATTCTTCGAACCTCCTATGTTCGGGCTTGGTTAGAGCGCGTCGTGGGATTGCCGTCCCCGGCGCGTTCGCATTTGTATTACATCTACTGGCGGTTGTCACCGCTCTGCTTCTGGCTCTGCGCCGCCGAGAATGCCGACAGGTTCCGAAGCCTCGCCGCTAGCGTCAGCGCCGATCCTGTATCGGGCCGTTTCGGAGCCTTCATCAGGAGGGCTTTCGCCAGATCAGGATTCAGCATCGCGTCTCGAATGAGATCCTCAATGTTGCGGATACCTGCCTCGCGCATAGAACCGAGAACATGGCTACCGACAACGCCAGCAGCCAAGCCCACCGGTCCAGTCGTCAGGAAGCCGGCACCACCGCCAACGATATGCGTGACGATCTTCGACAGAAGCGATTCCTTCATGCTGTGCGCAGCAATGGCCGCCGTGTCCTGGGCGGTGTTCGAGCCGCCAGGTAGTTTCGAGCTTGCGATCGACCGGTTGGCCCGTTTCAAATCCTGGGCGATGGCCCGCATCGTGTTCAATTCTTCATCGCTGAAGACCTGGCGCAGTGCGGTGAAGTTCTTGCCGAGGAAGGTCTGGAACTGGTCGGACTTGATGAGATTCCGGCCCGATGTGCCGGCTTCTGTATTGGAGATCAGCCGGTTTTCCATATGCTCGACGATAGCTTTCCGAAGGCCGGCCATTGCATCGGGATCAGCCGCCGCAGCCTTGGCAAGCGCCTTCATCTGGGCCACGGCGTCGCTGCGGTTGAAGATGGCGCCAATGGTCTTGACGACATCGGAGGGATCATCGACCTTGAGCAACTTTCCGGCGGCGGACTTCTGGTAGGAATCAAGCGCGGCTTTTCGGTCGGCTGCGGTCTGGGCAAGATGCTCTCCAGCCTTCGCTGCAGTCTCGAACTTCGCCATAGTACCGGGCGCTGCTTCCTCAAGAGCATGGAGAGCAGGACCATGAGCCTTCTTCCATGCATCGAGAGCCTTAGGCGTGATGACGCCGTTCTCTGCCTTGTCCCGGAGGGATTGTGCCGCCATGTTGCGGATCGCATCGACGGACTCGGCGCTGTTGCCAGCGGCCTTCAGGGTAGAGCGAACCGTGTCCGCACCGGCATTCCCGGCCTTCCAGATGGAAGACGTGACGCCAGCAGAGGGCATCGTGTAGGGTTGCGTGTTGCCGGGACGCTGTAGGATTTGCGAGACAGGCTTTGCGCCATAGGTCTGCTTGCGCTCGGCGGTGGCAGCAGTGGCAGTCTTCAGGCGGCCGGCGGCTTCTTCGTCGAGGAACGGTTGTCCAGACAGATCCTCGCCGCCCGCATCATGACCAGGTCGGCTTCTTGCTTGGCTTTCTGTTCCAGATGGGCGAGAAAAGGAAGCTTGTCCGCTTCCGGCATTCCTTCCATCCCCTGTTCCAGAAGCCTCCAAGGCTCTTTCATCGTACCACTTTTGCCTCTCAGCAGCGATACGCGCCATCATCGCGTCTTCTGGCTGCAACGCCCCTGTAACCACGGCCTGCTGCTCTTGCGCGGCCTTCTGGGCGATGCTGTCAGATATAGCGTCCTCAATCGCTCCGCGCAATTGGGTGAGCCGTGCATAAGCTGGCTGATTTGCCTGTAATGGTGAACGCACATCCCGCATGGCCTGCGAAACCGCGCTGCGCAGGTTGATCAGCCGCTGAAATGGCAGCGTTTGCCCGTATCCCTCGATCACGCTGGCAATGTTCTTCTCGATCGGAGCAAGACCGAGTTCGCCTTCCGGCCCAAGATCGCGATAGATGCGGCTTGCGGCCTGCTTGATGGGAGAGGCCACCGTTACGAGATTGCCTTCGGGGTCTACGGCCTTCCACAGCGACCGTTCCTGATTGCGGACATCATCTAGGCGGTTCTGGATGGCAGTTCGTGCCTGCTCCCCAAGGGTTGCCGCATCTCCGCCGCCAAGACCAGAGGCCGCATTCTTGGCCTGCGTCTCTGCGGCCTCGTGAAGGGCCTGTGTCGATTTGTCGAGATCATCCAACTGGCTGCGGAAGAAACTGCTGACCGCCTCCGGATGGCCGGCTGCCTGTATGTCGGAAAGCGCATCAAGGCGTGCGGCGTTCTGTTCGCCTCGGATCTGCTGGAACGTCTCCGGGTTCTTGGCCGCGACGGCGCGCTCCAGCGTTCCGAGACCAGGATCGCCGGTCAACTGGAACGTGGTTGGCTCGGACCCTGCAACGAGATTGCGCGGCTGCTTGTCGATGGAGGCAATCACGTCTTCAGGATTGGACGCAGCATCCCGCAGCGCCTGCCCCGCTAGGCGTTCCCGGCCGCCTTCGGTAAGAGGCGCGACATAATCCCTTGCCCCCCTCGCCGCAGATTTAACCACCCCTGGAACTGCCGTGACGGCCTCACCCGTCAACCCGCCGACCAGACCGCCCACGAGCGATGCCAGCGGCTTGTATTTCTCGGGAACGACTTCAGCCGCTGTCTGCGATCCAGCACCGGACAGGCCACCGACAACAGCCCCGCGTGCGATATTGGCAGCCGTGCCAGCCTTACCGAAGAGGCCGCCAGGAACGGCCATGGTGACCGCGCCCTCGCCCGTCATGCGCGCGACACGCTCTTGCGGATTCTTGGGCTCCGGCAACTGGTCGACATGCGAAAGGCGTCGGATATCATCACCAGTCGTCGGGATATACGGTTCCGGCTTCGGCTCTTCGCCATCGATCAGACCCAGCGTGCGGCCCAGAGCATGGAACGTGTTTTCCCCCGTCACCGGGTTGGAAAACGTCAGCGTGTCCATGGTGCCCTTTTCGAGCAGATCGGAAATGCCTCCGATGGCGTTCGGGATACCGCTGAGGAGTCCGAGACCGGCCTGTTTCGCCAGACTTCCTGCGGTTGGCCGCGTGACGTGGGGCTGGTCTACAGAATGGCCCGTATTCCCCTCTGGTTGCCCCATAGGACGCAAGGACGAGATATCCAGCCCATGAGACCCGCCAGAGGGAGACGCAGCGCTGTGGCCTCCCAGAGGCGTCAGAGAGGATGTATCCAAATCCATCACTTCACCATCAGCTGGCCATTGACGTTGAACATCGTGCCCTTCGGCGCATTATCGATGTCGGCTTGAGATGTCGGAACCACCGCAAGGCTAAGGAGCGCTGCGTTGGCATATTTTTCCGGCGGATTGACTTTATTGAAATAATCATCCGCCCCAAGGATGGAGCCGCCGCTCTTGGCCGTCCAGTCCTGAAGGAACCGGTAGTAATCGAGCTTGCGCTGGTTGGCAGCCTCGATGCCAGCAATGATGCGCTGCGCACCTTCCTTGGAATTGTAGCCGCCGGGAACGGCAGACACGGCCTGATCCACAACCGAGGCCGCTTCGTTGGAGCCCAGCGTCTTGCTGAGATCGAAACCGAGACGGGTGGACAGCTTGTTCAGGTCTTCGCCAGCGGCAACGGCCGTCGCATCGATCGGTGGCTCAATGCCTAGCCCCTGAAACGCCGTGTTGATGGTCTTCGCCCACTGAACACGGCGCTGGAACCCAGTTCCCGGTGTCGTCCATGCGGAATTGTCGATGGTCGCCAGATCGTGCTTCATCTCCTCGAGCTGCGTCTGCGCGCTGGCGGCACCTTGGTATTCGGCGCGAGCCTGCTTCAGACCATCGATCGCTTCCTGCTTTGCGATGTCCTGCCCTGCTGGCGAGAACAGGCGCCCATCCATCGGGACCGTCTGCGGCGCACGGGTGACAAACTCCTGCGGCCCTGCAACGGGCTGCGTGGGCGCCGCGGTCACCGGAGCCTGTTGTGGCACGCGATTGCCCTTGGTGGGCTCCTGTGGGGCATTCTGAGGCTGCTGGTTGCCGGATGCCACTGATGCACCGATAGCCTCATTGCTGGTCGCTTCCGGCGGCAACCCGTTCTTCTGGATATCTCCCCAGGTGGTGAGCTTCGGCGGCGCGTTCGGGTCCGTCATGTCGCGGATGATGATACCGGCCGGCGTGATCGTCTGCTGATAGCGCTTGGTCTGGTTCTCCAGTTCCAGATTGGCGGTATTGGCGGTGGTCTGCGCTATATCGGCAGCATTCTTCTGGGCTTCAAGAGCAAGCTGGCGCCCTGCGATATCGACACGCTGGCCTTCCAGCCCGAGCTGCCCCCTGCGGGTGGCGATTTCGGATTCGGCCTGCGCCTTCTCGCGGTTGATCTTCTGGGCTTCGCGCCAGGATTCAACGCCCTTGAGGCCACCCGTCCCGACATTGGTTGCGAAGTTCGGGCTGGTTCCCGCCATCATCCCGAGACCAGCCGATAGAAGCGCCATGCGCTGGTCATTGGACAGGTGGAAGCCCTTACCGCTGAACAGATCGCCAAGGCTCGTAGAACCCTCTTCATTGGAGGCCGGAGGAATCACACCAGAGGCATCAGCGAATGTCCTTGTGGGCACCGTGGAGCCTGTCGCGCTGGTATCGACGCTCGAATCACTGGGGGCGCCGTTGAACTTGTTCGTCCAGAGTCCGGCAAACTGGCCAGCGGTCATGCCGGCCTTACCACCGTTTTGAACCACCGCAGCGCGACCAACGATGTCGGTTGCCGGCGCATCGGGATGCGTGAGAAGGTTCAACGCTCCGGATGCGCCCTGCTGGTGGGCGAGATAGAGCTCGCCAGCAGACGGATCTCGACCAAGTCCATTCTTGAGGAAGCGATAGTTATCCTGCGCCAGACGCGCTGCGGCATTGGCGGATGCCATCGGGTCGAACGGGTTCTTGAGCCCATACTGCCCCGCCGTCGCATTGGTGAACTGGAACATGCCGCGCGACACGCCATTATTGGCGTTCGGGTTATAGGTGCTCTCCAGATAGGCCGTGCGATTGAGATACCCCTCCGGCAGACCAAACTCGGAATTGATCTTGTTGAGTGGTGCGGTCCACTTGTTGCCCTTCGCGGGTTCGGGGGCGGCAGCATTGTCATTCTGCGGCACGACACCGGCAACCGGATAGCTCTTCTTTGCCACTTCAACGGGTGGGGGAAGCGCAGGAGCTGCTTCCGGTGCCCCGGCGGCTGCGGTCGGTGCGAACGCATTCCAATCTGCAGGAGCGGTCTGAGCTGGCGGCAGAATGCCTTCGTTCAACTGCTGCCCGACAAGGCCCTTCTGTAGATCCTTCGGGGTCGTGGCGACGGGTTCCGAGGCAAAGCGGCTCGGATCGAAAGCAACTGGCGCAGGCGCGGCGTTTCCTGCATCGAATGCAGCGATGCCCGGAGGGACAGGATCGGGAGCGACCAGATAGGGATCTACATAGCCTCCGGGAGCATAGCCGCGCACAGCCCCGCCGTCTGCGAAGCCAAAGAGATGCCCAAGCGTCGAGAAAACACCACCGTTCGCTTCAGGTGCCGGCACTGGCGGCGTGGGAGCGGCGGCAGGCGCTGCGCCGAGGCCAGCGATAATCCCGTTGGGATATTTCTCCTGAATGCTAGACGAAGCAGCCTTGATGCCCTGCTGCAGCATCTGGTCGCCCTGGTCCGGCTGATGCGATCCGCCCGAAGGTGCCTGCGGCAATGTGGATCGACCCGGCGAAATGCCGGCCGTTGCTACCTGCGGCACATATCCCATGCCGCCGTTGTCATTGGCACCGGGAGGATTGTTGTTGTTGGCCGCCATGATGCCGGATGGGCTGGTATAGGGGATGATGCCGCCCTGTGCGAAGTGACCGCGCTCGGCTGCTTTGTCCGTTGCAGTCTTGTACTCGACGGTCTTGTAGCCATGGCTTTCACCAACGGCATCCGGGTTCCGCTTCTCGACTTCCTGCGCCATGAGGCCGATCCGTTCTGTCGGATCATCCTTGTACCGGAAGCGATAGATGTTCTGCCCATCAAAGGTTTTGCCGATCGGGACAACGCCTTCTTTGAGTCGGCGGTCGGAGAACAGCGATGCAAGCGACAGGACGCCACCAAGCACGGCACTCCCGGTGTTACCACTTGGCTGCGTGGTGGTGGTTGTCCCGCCCATTCCCGACCCAAGGCCAGAAACGATATTGGCAAGCCATGAAGTCGTTTCAAAGGGATACGCGAGTTTGTTCTGATACTGCTGATAGTTCCACTGCTGCTGCTGCGTACCCGCACCGACCTGTGCCGCAGCCTGAGCAAGGTTCGTCTGCATGGCAGTCGACCCGAGATTGGCATAACCCGCTGCTGCGTTCTGAGCGGCTGCCTTGTCGGATTGTGCAGCCCCAAGCGCGGTATTGTAGCCCTGATTATAGAGACCGGCGATCGTCTGCTGGTTGGCGAGGTTCTGCTGACGGGCAAGTTCGGCCTGCGCCACGCCGACACGGTTGCCACCAAGCGCACCCATCGCCGCGGCATTACCGAGCACGCCCTGCTGCTGTTCGGCATTCTGCTCCGCCATATTCGCCATCGTGGATTTGACCACGTTGTCGAGATACGGGCTCATATACTGGTCGACCGTGGAATAGGTCGGCGCCGTGGACGAGTTCAGGGCAGCGTTGGCGCTGTCGAAATAGCCGTTTGAGGCGCCATTGAGGCCGGCGATGGTGTTGAAGCCGGTAAGCTGGTTCTGCTCAAACCCGGAGCCCCCGACGCCGCCCGTATATGCCTGATACGGTGTCTGCGAAATGGGCGTCGCCTGAGCAATAAGGGCGTTATACGCCTTTTCGATCGACGGCGGGAGCTTTGTCTCTGTCGTCGTCTTGGAGCTTTTGCCGCCCATTGCCTATCCTTACTTATCCCATGCCGAGGGGCCGACGAGATGCCGGTTCCAGACGAAAAAGGCACCCGCCTTCTCCAATTGCTTCTCGTAAAGCCGGACCTTGGCCTCGGTCCTGTGATTACTGACGATGCCCACCATGAGAGGCAGCTTCATCTGCTCGGAAATATCCTTGGCCCAGCCGAGAAGCTTCTTGGCGTAATCGGAGCGCCGATGGTCGGGATGGACGAAGTTCCACGCCTCGTTCAGATACCAGGCGTCACTGTAATAGGGCTGCTCGATACCGAGATAGATGCTCGCCACCGGATCGCCGATATCACCTATGACACCGATCAACGCCCCCTCCTTTCGGAAATAGCGCTGCATGTACTCGCGAACCCGCTTTTCGGAGAGCGGGAACAAGCCATTCTCGTCATGCAGGAGCGAGATCATCGAAATGATCTTGTCCTCGTCTTGCGGCACTGCGTACCGGACGGTTTCAGACATACAGGTTTCTCACTTATGGGGACCGGGTAGGGACTTAAGGGTCTTGATAGTCTTCTTGCGGACGTGACGGACGAAGGAGTCGAGAACCTTGTGCCCCTTCTTGATGTCGCCACCGCCAAGCTTTGCGACGACTTCGGGCGGAACGACAAACTCGCCACCCGCGGCCATGATCGGCACGGCACCGCCATCCTTGCGATTGATTGCGGGCGGGGCAGACCCACCCGGAAGACTGAACATGTTTTCGAGAACCTTATGGCCGTTCTCGGAATTTCCCTCCCCGAGGCCGGAAACAACGTCTGCCGGGATGACGAAGCTTTCAGCGGGGACATCAATTGCGAGGTGATCGGTGCGCCCTGCCACATGCGAGCGTAAAGCCCCCACAGAGGGCGCAGGACGCGTGTAAGGCGTTGCGGCTAGTCTCATGGCTGCGCCGATAGAATCGCCGTCAGCGCCGCTCTGTGCCGGTTTATTCATGAGTAGTATGGAACCTTAGCCGATGTGCCGTCAGGCAACGTTACGACGATGAAACCGACCGGGTTTGGCGGCAGAGTTGCCGCTCCGCCTGTTGCAGATGTCGCCGTGCCGCCCGTTTGAGGAAAGATGGCAGTGATTGCCAGCCGCAGGTCGTTCATCGCCCGCACGCCAAGCTGCAGCGTTGAGAGAATGCCGTCGCTATATGCCATGATTATCGTTTCCCATCAGGGGCACCCCTGTACCGAAGTCCACCCATGCGCCACCAGCCGCCCAATCCCGTTCCCTCGATCCTCATTCCGACCTCTCTGGCCCGAATGCGCGGGTTGCGGAAATTGGTCGTCGAGATCACCTGATACGGACCTTTCGACTTTTCCGAAGAGCCGGGGTAGTCGGTGAATTTCAGAGTGACGTTGAGGGCTGCGTTCGGCGCAGCGTTGTATTTTCCGTAGGTGAAATCCGGGATCATCCAATCGATGAACGTCAGTTCCTCGCCTTGGGAAATCTGCGCATAGCCGGTCTCGAAATATTCGCCCATCGGAGCGCCGTCTGCATCATTGGCGACCTCATGCTGGTAGATGAAGCCATCGGACGTTGCGCCGATCGGTTGACCAAGCACGGATTGATCGATCCACGCCGTGCGCTGAAGACGCCCGCAATCCCAGCAATTGAGCAAAAAATTGAACTTTATGTACGAGTCCACTTCCCCCGTGCCGCCAGACTTTGACGGGAAGTACCACGCCACCTCGCCAAAGCCATTATTGGAGGCAACATGAATCTTGTCGGCGTTATCGGTATCGAGATCCTGAAACACGAAATCCCAAACCGAACAGACGATCGGCTGCACCCCGGCGCCAGCATATTGGAAGAACTGGTTGTTCCCCATCCAGTAGACGGTCGAGTTGATGACGCAGGCCGAATGCCTGGATATCAGCCCGCATTCCTCCGCCAGCTTGTTAAATCCAAACACCAGCGGTGGCTGGATATACTGCATCGCCCAGACATCGACATCGGTCCAGATGAAGCCGAACTGCGGCCCTTGCAGCCCTCCGACGATCTTGGAACCGGTCGGAATGCGATAGCCACCGGCTTGCGTCAGGGCCGAGACGGTCCAGTTGGTAAAGTCGCCACTATCGGACCAGTTGATCTGCAGCGGGTCTTGAACGCCATCGATCGAGGACGCCCATGCCACCAGGATCTGCGAGGGCTCGGAAACGAAGATGCCACCGTTCACCCTTGGAGCATTCACGACCTTGGACGCGACCGGAAAGCCGCTATCGGCAGACCATGAATAGATCGCTCCATTCGCCGGACAGGCAAGGAGAATATTGCCCCAGTTATCGAGGCTCCAGTTCGTCGCGGTGATCGGCGTGCCGCTGCTCGGGGACGGTGCGACACCTAGACCGTAGGCACCTGCCCCATAGGGACCGATACCGTATCCCGCCAATGGGTACGTCGGGGATAGCGTGACATAATAGATGATATTGACCTGGCCGCCATTCATCGATGCCGTGGCGCCCGATGTCGCAAGCGACGAGGCATTGATCGTAAAATTGTTGGCATCGACGACAGACCGGACGAGATAGGAGCCGGAAAGCGTGATTCCGCCAACCGTTGTTGGTACCAGAACCGGGAATGTGGTTCCGACGATTTCCCCATGATCGGCAAGGTTGACAGTGACGGTGGCGGAATTGGCCGTGGTCGTGAATGACGGAACTGCGCCCCCGTTTGCCACAGTTGCAGTCGCAGCCGTTGCGGCCGTGATCTGGTACGAGGTCGAGGACAGCGTCAGGTCGATCTGGTATGCACCCTGCAACACAATCCCGCCGACCGATACCGGCGTTGTGATGAAGATCGAGTCCAGATTGGATGTCACGAAATTCGGGTCAACGATTGTGACCGTCGTGCTGCCTGATGTCGTCGAGAAATCCACCGCGGCATTGCTGACGAAGGTTCTCGGCGTGATGTTCTGCGCCGCATTCTGCGTGATGACGCTGAGAGACTGTTCCGCACCAACGGCAAGGTGTCTGCCCGAACTCGTGTCCTGCCAAGCGTGAAGCTCCCGGATAGCCGATCCGATCGAGGTGGCGTAATATTTCAGCCATCCGCCCAGCTTCTCCACCAGGATCATCTTGCCGGCCGCCTTGAAGCGGATGAGCTGCGACTGCTGGATGGTTGCGGCGTTCTGCGTGGCTGTCGCCTCCACATTCACGCCGGCATCAAGGGTAATCGTCTGGAGCGGCATGAGTTAGCCTCTCGAGGGCTGCGCAATGGGGGTTGGAGAAAACGAGGTCCAAGCATCCGACCACGACTTCTTGCGCAACTCTTCGATGTTCGCCGATGCCTTCAGGTTCTGGTATTGGGCCTCCCATGAAGACGACATTTGCGGGTCAGAGGACATAGCGCCGAAATTTCTCATCCAGCCCGAAACGAAGATCATGGAGGCGGCCAGAAACAGATCATAGAGATAGGTGGTCAGGAACGTGGTTGGGTTTGTTGCCGACAACGGGTTTGGCCGGATCGTACCGTAGCTTTCCACTCCGAATGCCGCGCTCGGGGATGGACCGACAATCGCCGTCCATTGATCGACCATGGCATACATGGATGGCGTTCCAGTGGCCGTAGGATCGCCCCACAGCGCGTAGACGACTTCCTTGGACACAGACACCAGCGGCGTGCGAGACGCCGTTGCTGGAGCTGCTCCGGCGGGAAGAAGATTGATGCCCTGAATGACGACAAATGTATTGGGCAACGTGATGTTCTGGTTGCCTGCGGTCATGACAACCGAGGTATCTCGCGTGATCGTGCTGATCAGGTCCAGTTCGCGGTAAATCCGCATCTCCGCGTAGTTGATGATGGCCGGAATGATCGTCGGAAAATCCCCGTCTGCGGGGTCCATGGCGATCATGTTTTCGAGCTGGGAGACGTATGTCGTATAGTCCGTCATGATCCGCTCGTGATTATGTTGTCGTCATCATTGGTGGAGATGCGATCACCGTCATTCGTGGTGATGAAGGTATTGTTGGCCGTGTTGTAATCCTGCGGGCGTGGGTCTTTGATCGGCATCGGATCAGGCGGCAGGATACGCGTCTTCAACTGCGGTTGCGGTACGTCAAGGCATCGATTACAGACGAGAAGACGGAGATTCTGCAGGCGCGTCCCTGCCCATTCCTGTTGCCAATTAAGGGACGTGTGGTTGTAAAGGGCACCGCACCGATCGCAGATGGCGAACGAACGCGGATTTGAAGGACTGACCTGCGCCCTACCGTGGAACCTCCAAGCCAAATCTCGTTACCTCTGATAAAATCCGCCGGTTGCAGGGGCCAAAAACAAAGGCACGTTCTCGGTGTCCTGCTCTTGCGCGTTCTCCAGCGCCTGTTGCGCCTTGGCCTCAAGCCGTCCGACCTGTGCCGGTGCATAGCTGTGGGCCAGTCGTGCAGCCAGCCCCCACGCGAAGGCGCCGAACCAGCGATTAGGCAGATCGACATTCTCCCCGCCCTGCATGTTGGCATCGAAGATCTGCGAGACGCGGTAGTAGCGCAGCAGATACGGGCCATTGCCGTCCGGAACCTGCCAGAGGTAGATCGACGGCGACAGCAGACGGTCGAACCAGAAGCTCGTCACCCGCCCCTGTTGTTCCTTGTTCGGAAGCGATGCGTATTCGGTGCGCGACAGCGGCCAGATGACCGTATCGATCGGGTTCCCCGCGCCATCAAAAATGCGCCAGTAGATATCGAGGATCATCACCGTGCTGGGATCGACGGCATATTGCGCCTGTCCCTCGATCAACGGCACTTCGACCAGATCGACCTTCCACAAGTTCGGCGTGTCGTTGTTCCACTCCGCGAGCATCAGGTTCATCGCCATGCGGGCGTCCTGAAGATGCTCCTGCGTGATGGCGGAACGCCGGATGCCCGCCAATCCGAACGAGTAGAGGATGAACTCGCCGTTGGACGGATTGAAGTTGGTGGTGCCGCTAAGGGTCATCGGATCAGCTCAACACAATGGCGGTCACAGCGCCGCCGGAAACCGTGAGGGTAGCAGTCGTCGTGTATGTTCCGGTTACAGGGACAGTGAGAGCCTGATTGTTCGTCACGACAGCCTTTGTCGGGGCAAATGAGACCGTTACGCTCTGCAAGCCACCCGATGACACATTGACGGTCGCAAAATCGGTGGAGGGACTGACCGCAACGGACGCGTTTGTGGTGAAGCCATTCGATATGATCGTGTCTGTCGCAGCGGCAAGCGCTACCCAGTTGATGAAGCCGCCGGTAATCGCCACGGTACCGTCAACGGGACCGCCACCGCCGTTGTTTGCCATCTTCACGGTCATGCCGTTGGTGACGAGCGCGCCAGTACCTGGAACACCCACATAGGAAAGCTGGCCGGTCGGATCGACGATGGTTGCGGTGCAATTGATCTGCGTGCCATCGGCATCCTGAACGGTAATTGCGCCGGCCTGGTTGGTGATGACCGTTCTTCCCGCTGGCAGCGACAGGCTTTGCAGAGAGCCGCCGGAAACCTTGGCCGTTGCCGTGGAAAGCTGCGTTGTGCCATTGGAAGCCGTGACTGACGAGGATACTCCATCGATCACAACGGCACCGTTGGACGGCACTACCGTACCCGGCACGAAGGAAACGCCGCCCGGTCCAGACAGACCGTTCGCTGATATCGATCCAGCCATGCGTTGATCCTTATTGTACCGTGTAGCTAAAATTGATGCCGTAATCGTTGCTGCTGGTATTGGCCGACCAGAGTGTCAGGGAGGCGCTGTTGTCTCCTGCAAAGGAGATGACCGAGAATTGCCCCGCAGCGACAGGGTTCAAGACCGTCGTGCCAAACCCAGTTGCCTGATTCCCGGTGGTGAACGACGTGGAGACTGGCACCGAAAACCTAATGCTCGCCGATGATGCGTTGTTCGTGACCGTCGCCGAGAACCGGCCTGTCACGTTCACCACGTTCCCGACACGCTGATAGTAGAACAGGCCGACAAAGCCGACGGACGCGTTGTTGGTAAACAGCACACTCGGCGTATAGGTGCCCGAAGCCAGAGCAAGGCCTCCGCCAACGGCGGTGTCAACGTATTGCTTGGTGGCGAGCGACGCGGGATTGGCCGGGGCATACCCAGCGGCTGCCGCAATATCCGTATCGGAAATCGCCAGCCTGGCAGCAGCTCCGGTCAGAAAGACATGCTGCGTGACCGTTGCTCCGCTACGCACCATGGAATAGCCGACTTGGCCGGTCGTCGGGTCGGCGTCGGAAGCGGCCTGGATATTGAAGGTCGTCGTAGTCGGAAGAAGGCGCCAATATTTCTGATCTGCGGCATTCCCGCTGCGGAAGAAACGAATCTCCGGGGAGATATCTCCGAGAACCATGCTCGGGGTCCCGGCAACATTTCCTCCATTGAACGTGTGGAGGCCCGTCCATGTGGGAACGATAGCCTGATCGATGGGAGGGGCCGCATCGCTGCGCATGAATGTCTGAGCGCTGCCATTGACGGCGCTTGTACCAACCGATGCAGTCGGATTGGCAGCAGATGGAGGCGTTGCGCCCGGAACGTAAGAGATGCCCCCGCCGGTCGAGATACCGCTCATCCGATTTTACCACTCAGTTGATCGAAAGGGACTGGCGCACCTTCAGTTCGATGCTGCCGCCAGTGATGGTCGCGACATTCAAGCGAACCGCTGCGATAGGCACGATATAGTTGCCCGTGATCGTGGCGCTCGACCCGACCGGAAACTGCGGATCGGTTGTCCAGCGGACATTCGGGTTGGCGGTGTTGTCCTGCAGAAGTAGGTCATCCAGCGTGTATTCGACGCTATAGGTCGTGGTCACGCCGCCGGGAACATAGACCTGTATGGCGACGCTGAACGGCGCAATGGTCGAATCCAGATTGCACACCGTCGCCGTGCCCGTCGCTGATACGGTGACGAATTTCGAGAGCGGAGACGCCATTGGGCCATCCTCATACGGAAAGAGAAAGGCAGAGGCCGTAGCCCCTGCCTCAGTGGTGGAAGGATTTGAGGGTTTCGGCGAGCCGTGCTCTCTTGGCGAGCTTCGGATTGTCCGAGTGAGCAGCCTTTTCTAGCTTCTTCTCCGGTATCTTATCGCCTTGAGCTACGCCTAGCTCGCGATGCAGGGCACCCTTTTCGATATTGGCGCCCTGTATCCACTTCTTGCCGACTTCGCCACCTCGGGCGTAGTCAGTCACCCTCCTTGTCGCTGCGGTCGGAAACCTTAGCCGCAGACGATAACGGGCTGGAGTCGGCGCCGACACGGCCACCCGACTTGCGGCCGGGACGGTCGAGACGCATTTTCGACATCTTGCCGTCCGGCTTGCCCACTTCCTTCTTCTTGACGCGGCCTCCGTCCTTGCGTTCGTCGGCTTCCTTCACGACTTTGCTGCCGGCACCGGCATAGACTTCCTTCGGAGAGTCGTCCTTCGGAACCACACCGCCGTCCTTGCGGCAATTCTTCATCTTAGCCTTCATGGCGTATCTCCTGCCTGGGGCTGTTGAACATAGAGAACGGTTACGCGAACCGATCCGGCTGTGGTGGCTCCAACCGGGGTGATTGTGAACACCACTTGTGGAGTGGTGCCGATATCATCCATTGCTGCGAGCTGGGCGGCCGTGAACGTGGGACGTACCCGGCCTGCTGTCTTTGCATTGACGCCGCTGGCATATTGCGTGCCAGCAGCAGCAGTTCCCGCCGTCAACGTCGCGGAGGTCGCGGAGTCGAAGGCGACCAGCACGTCAACGATGATATCCACGATCTGGCTGCCGAATGGCATGTAGAGCGTGGAAGACACTGCATTGGTGCTGTTCTGTGTAAGGAGGGTGGTCTGCGACATCGCGCAGAAGCCCATATCGGAATAACCAGCGGCCGTTCCGTCGGGCTTCTCCGTGAATGTGGCAACCGGCCCCGTGAAGGCCGTCGTTGTCATGATGGCCTCCGATCAAGCCGTTGGGAAGGAGCCCCAGAGCGCTCTCCAGTCATTATACCCAAAGCTGTAGCGCTCGTATCCCTTCACCAGAAGGTTATCGGTGGTAAAATCGACCTGCATATCCGTCTCGAAGGCGACGCGCTCCAGATAGAGCAGTCCTTCGTTGTTGGTCAGCAGGAACCACGCGAAGTTGCTGGTGAGGAATTCCGAGACGACATAGCCCTCGCGAAGACCGCCCGAGGTGGACAGGATGGCGTTGACATCGTTGTCGGCTGTACCCGGACGAAGTTCCGTCTTGGTGAGGCGGATGGCGACCGGTTCAAGCGCATTCGGAACCACGAGCTTGCGAGCCCGTGCGAAGGTCTTCAGACCGGCATTATCGAGGAAGGTGACCGGGATCGTGGTCATCGCATTGAGCAGCGATGCCTCGTTGAGGTCAACCTGGACAGCCGGCGTGTTGGCGACAGTGCCGCCATCGATCGGATGCGCAGTGGAGCAGAGTGCCACACCATCGCCGCCGACTGCCGGATTGTAGACGTTCGCCGTGTTGAAGACGTTCCAACCGTAGATTTCCTTGGTCTGGGCAAAGGACTGCATCAGGCCGAGGTTGGAGGGCTGGAACTGCGCCTTGTAGAGGTTGTCGTCGATCGCCTTGCGGGTGATCGCGTAACCAAGAGCGATTTCGTTGTGCTCCTGGTTGTAGACGTAGCGCTCGCCAGCCTGGTTGTCGAAGGAGGTTTGCCCACCTTCGGTCTTGAGCTTGGCAAGGCCGAGGTAACGCATGGAGACCGTGCGTTCCAGAGCCATGTTGGATTTGCCCTTGCTGAATACATTCGGCCAGCGGGCGGGGATCTGATCGTACTTGCCGGTAACGCCACGCAGGCCCGGCAGCAGGAGATCGCGGATTGATGCGAGATTGACAGCCATGTTCCGAGACCTCCGTTACACGATGCCGGTGAGCGACTTGGTGTCGACGTTATTGAAGGCGACGACGATCCAGTTGCCGTTCGAAGCGACATCCGTACCGGGTCCACCCGGAGGCTGGGTCACGACAGCCACGATGCGGAAAGGCAGCGTAGCGGTGGTGGCAATCGTTGCCTGGTTGGCATAGGCGCCGGACTGGCCGTTGAGGGCATTACCGGTACCGATGGCGAAGTTGATGTTCGCGCCGATATCAGTTGCCGCAACGGGCGAACCGGCATTACCGGACTGAACGAGGAACTGCGCGTTCGGGTCGGTGATGATGTAGGCCGTGACGGTCGTATTCGCGAGAGCGGAACCGGAACCGGGCCAATAGGGCGACCAGACCTTGCGGTTGACGGCGGCGGAGTAATATTCGCAACCGACGAAGATACCGGCAATCTGTGTGGTGCCGGCGACGGACTGGGCAACCGTGCCGTCCGCCTGGGTCGTTACCGGGTCGCCCGAGTAGATCGCGCCAGCGGTCAAGGCGACACTGCGAGCAACCTGCTCATAAGTGGGCGCAGAACCGGTACCGCGGTACTGAGAGAACCCGAAGGGAGCAAAGGTATTAGCCATTGCCATTCTCCATTCTGGGATGTCTGAGTCTTGCTACCGGCCCGGTAGTTCGTCTCTGGGTGATGCCGCAGCGGCCCGCCACGGCATGAGAAATGGAAGCGCTCAATTGTCGATCGGGAGCGCTTCGTAAGAGGTGCGAGCGTAGTTCTTCAGGTTGGACGCTTCGCGCGACATCGTGCCGGCCGGCGTCTCCCCGAGGATCTGCTGTTTCTTGATGGTGACCATCTCGGTCGCGTTGGCGCGGTCTTCGGCCATTGCTTCCTGAGTGAGTTCGATCGGGCGTTCCATCAGCATCAGGCCGTCACGGATGATCGGGCCTGTGTGGCCGTCTGCGACGAGACCGGGATGGCGGGAGCTGTCCACCGGTTCCCATCCCTGTTCGCGCAGCAGCACGTTGTAGGACGGGTCTTCCTTGCCGTAGACCGTGACCGTCTTCCATTCGTAGGAGGAGCCGGACGGAATCTGCGATGCATCGATATGGAACTTATCGACGCTCTGGCCGCCCTTGCGCTTGCGGGAGCGGATTTCGTCGCGCACCGGTTCAAGGCGCAGGCTGGAGCGTGGTGCCACGCCGCGACGGGCTGGCTGTTCTGTCTCTTCGGTCATGAAGGTATCCTCAGTGAGTGGTGGTGCCGCTCTCGCGCTGGATAGCGACGAGGTGTCTGGCATATTCCGCATCGGTCATGCCGCAAGCCGCAGCAATCTCACGCTGGGCCGCAGAGAGGCGAATGCGGGTCTGCGAAGGGTTGGATGGCGACGTGGCGCTCTCGCGGCTTGGCGGGGCTGCTGGGGCCGATTGCGTGCGGGTCTGCGCTGGTTCGTGCATCGGGTCGGTGCGCGTCTCTTCCTTGGCCGGGTAGAGCTGCTTGTTCAGGAACTCGAAGTAGCCATCCGTGTCGGCCTGATGACCATTGCCGAGCGCCAGGTAATGCGCCTGCTCAAGCTTGCGCTGCTGATCGACGGTTCGAACGCTGTCGGGATGCGAGCGAATCCATGCCGCAGACTTTTCGGATACGCGGGATGCCCACTGTTCCACCGGATCGCTCTGCTGGCGGGCATCCTCGGCGCGGCGCTCGATGGCTGCCTTGCCTTCCTTGATACGCTGCGATCGGACGGCGATATCGGCAAGCTTGGCCTGTGCTTCTGCCGCAGCTTCATAGTCGCCGGCTTCCATCGCCTTGCTGTACTCGGCCTTGGCATCGGCCTTTTCATGCTCGACATTGGCAATCGCATTGTCGATCGCCGTCATTTCTGCACTTACGGCAGTGGCGCGGACCTGGGCGGTTTCGCGGGCATGACGCTCTGCCTCGCTCTGGCGAAGGCGTTCCGCCTCCTCCCGCTTGGCGTCTGCTTCCTCGGCCCGCTTCTGCGCGGCTTCGAGCTGCGCTTTCCAGTCTTCCGGCTGCGTGTCATTGCTGGGGACTTCGATATCGCCGTCCTTGGCCTTGTCAAGCGCAGCGTCATCGACGATCACTTCCAGATCGTCCTTGTCGGTCTCAATGTCTGACATGATGGATCACCTTAGTAGATAACGGACGGCTCGCTGACGCGGCCCTTGATATGAACGTCTTCAAGCAGACGGCAATGCGTGGCGTTCACGTCGATCGAGAAGCCGTCGGAGGTGCGATAGATCACCCAATCGCCTTCGTTGACGGTCTGCCCCCTGAAATCGTTATTGGGGTCATCCTCGAAGGCCAGCGGGCCTTTCTTCAGAACGAGTCCGACCTTGCCCTGCCACTTGTCCTCATTGATCGTGTTGTCAGTGAGGAAGATGCCGCCAGCTGTCTTCTCCGGGCGCATCCAGATACCGACGAGGATCTGATTGTGCATGACTTCGATCTGCGAGAGGTCGCCGACCGATGCGAGGATTTCTTCTTTCGTGCTCTGCGATTTCCTGCCTAGCATAAGGGCTCCATGGTTATAGGCGGCTTTCGCCCATCTGGCGGACGATCTCTTCCATCACCTCCAAGGCCATCCGCATGCCCTGGATTTCACCGCAGCGCTGTTTGTAGGCTGCGTGGTCTTCGGCCATGCCGGACGCCACCGCTTCCGTTCTGGAGTCGATCAGTTCATTGATCTGCTGGCGCGCTCTGGTGAGCAGGCGAACATCGAGATGGCTGGCGGTCATTGGTCCTCGCTTGCCTGCTTCCCCCGCCCTTCGATGCAGAGCGCACGCCAACGGAGCCGTTCTTCACGGACGAGCAAAACCTTGTCCCACCCGCGAGTTGGGGCAGCTTGTGAGAAGCGTGCGCTATTTCTTGGCTTTGCTGCCGTACTCCTCGATCTTCTCCAGTCGGCCGTCGCCCGAGCCTGCGCCGGCTTCCATCTTCGGATAACTGACACGGCCACCGTCCTTGCGCATCGGCATGGATGGAGACGGCGGCATGGGAGCGCCAGGAGCGCCTTGTGCGGGCATCGGAGGCGGAACTGGAGCACCACCCATGGGAGGAGGAACAGGCGGCGCTCCCGCCCCTTTCGGGCCAGATGCGACGATCACATTCACCGTGGTCCCCGAACCTTTCTTCGCCTTGCCGACATTACCGCCATTAGCGAACTTGCCGGGGCGATCCATGCGGGTCTTTGTCTTGGCGCCATCGACCTTGCCGCTGTCCACCCGACCGCCGCGCTTGTAGCCCTTGGCATAGCCGGTGGATGCTTCACCCTGCGAGCCATCGGATGCTGGCATGACATGGCCCACGCCTTCATCGCGCCCGAGATCGGCGGTGGTGATCTTCATGCTGCGCATCTTGTCATCGCGGGACTGGTCGGCCTCGCGCTTCATCTGGTGGGCCATGGTATTCTCCTATTGAGGGCCTAGAACGCCCAGATTGCGGGAAGCGTCCTGCACTTCATCAAGCGCCGTCTCGTGCTTTGCCAGATCGCCAAGGAAGTTGAGGCCGGCGATCTTGGTTTTGGCCTGTAGCTCTCTCGTATCGGTCGCAGCGGTTGCCATCGCGGTCTCGCGCTTCAATTGCAGTTCGTCATTGTCGGCTTTGGCCTTCTGAGCAACGCTAGCGGCCTTGAGTTGGATTTCCTGAGCCTTGGCTGCGGCCTTGGACTGCTGATCCTGCCCCTTCAGTTGCAGTTCAGCCATCTTGGCGAGAGCGAGAGGATTCGGCGGCTGTGAACCGTCTGCGGCAAGCAGGGCATCGGGGTTATCGTCACCCATCATCATGATGACACGGCGCAGCACTTCCTTGCTGTTCATCTCGCCTGGATATGCCTTGTCCAACTGGACCAGCGCCTGCGCCTTCATCAGCCGGTGCATATGGGATGGTGTGTTCGGATCAGCCATTGGCACGAGGGATGCATCCTCAAGTGCGGCGACGAACATCTCAGCGTTCCAACTGATCGTTCCCTTGACGGAACGTGTGAAGGATTCCGGGTTCTCCCTGAAGCATTCCTTCAGAAGCTGGAATTCCTCTGCCTGAGCGGCGTGGAGGCGTTTGTGGACCGCGCTCTCTATCTTGGTCGCCTGCTCGATCAAAGCGAGCGTGGTGCCAACTGGGGCGTCCTGCTTGCCCTCTCCAATGGCTACCTCTGCCGTGCCGCCGACCCTCTGGCCGGTTTCGCCGACCTTATCGATGAAGCCCGCGAAAGAGGGGCCGATATCCTTGTAAGGCAGTGGCATCACGGCATCGGATAGCTTTCCGCCGGATGTATCCAGACCCACGCCTCCGCCCGGAGGAACACGGAATTCATTGGTGTTCTGCCGCCCCGCCCCCTTGGCATAGAGGAAACCGGGGAAATTGGCGAACATGCCGGCATCCAGCATTTCACGCCATGCAGCGGTCAGCGCATTGGTGGTGTTCCCGAGGATATGGACGAGACCGATGTCATAGAAGCCGAGACCGGGGACGAACGAGTATTTGACGAAGCAGATCTTCGCCAGCTTGTTGTCATCTTCCTCGCGCCAGTTGCGACGCACTTCCAAGATGCGGCGGCTGTCCTTGTCGATCACCACGCGATAGGGAAGCGCGAGACCGGTGATCTTGCCCTTCTGCCGATCCTCAAAGCCGCGGATATCGAGTTCGCAATAGCATTCGTAGATCGTGTGATCGCGATCGGACTCCTGCATTGCAATCTGCGGATCAATGCCCTGGGTATTGGCAATTTCCTGATCAACCGCATTGGGCTGCGACGGATTGGCAACGCCAAGCTCCACAGTGCGATAGGCACCCGCCAACTGCATCCGCTTCAGTGTTGAGGGCCGCATTGTGATCTGATGCGTGACGCGGCGCGAGTTGCGCAGATCCGTTGATGCATCCGAGACGATCAGATCCTTGGCATCCACCGATTCCGATACCGGGCGTTGTCTGATCGGGCAGTTATAAACCTTCTTGAAACTGCAGCCACCGAAGCCGACGTAGAACAGCATCCGATCCGTGTCGGGGTAATATTCCGTCGCCGTGGTCGTCAGGTAGTAGTTGAGCCCGCTTTCCAGCGCTTCGGCAAGCTGGTCCTGCGTACCGTCTTCCTGGATCTTGTCGCTGACCTTCACCGGCCCGGAGGCAGGCAGGAGTTCGCCTCTCGCATTGGCCTGGAACCGCAGCACCGCCTCAAGCAGCAGCGGGTGGCGAACCGTCGACATGCCTTCGAGCGCGACGGAAGAGTCAATGCCGCTCTTCGGGTTCTCAAGCTTCAGACCGAGCAGGCGGATGCCCTGCGCCCGCGTTTCCAGCCAGTCGGTGCGTGACTGCTCGTCCTGCTGAATGCCGAGAAGCAATTCTTCCGATATGCGGTTAAGCTCACTCTCATCGATGTATTCGGCAAGGTTGGCATCATGCTTGGCCGAGCCGGTCGGATCGCGCTTGGCCTCCGGTTCGAAGTCGACAATGACGCCGCCGTCATCCATCTCGATGATCGCAGCACCCGTGGCAGGATCGACCGCAATACCATCGACATCGCCTTCCGTCTGCAGATCGACATCGATGTCACCGAGTATGCCTGCCGGCTCCGGTGGCGGCTCACGCAGCGCAGACGGCGCAAGCAAGCCCATCGGCATAGGTACTGCCGGGATGTCAGTCTTGGGCGGTCGTGCCATCAATACTATCCGCGGGTCAGAGCCGAGTCACGGCTGCGCTCGATCCAATGGCGATGGAGTTTTGTCATCCATGCATGGGCCTCATCCATCCTCATTCCGAGGAACAGAGGGCGGCATCCGAACGCTTCCTCCATAAGATTGTTGAGCAGGTCGTTCTCTTCCGCCATAGAGATTTTCTTGGGGTTATCGTTCGCAGTTTTGGCCACTGGGGCAACTCCTTAGATATCGAGAACGCTCAAAGCCGCTTCGGCCTCGGCGGTGAAGAATGTCCAGAGCGGGCGCTGATGGTCGGATGGGGGGACAATCATGATCCCGGCTCCAACCTGTCGCGGCGTGTATCGGCATGCCAGTGCATCAGGATCGTAGCCCATGCGGGTCACGACGGCGCGCGCTGCCCTCTCTATGCGGTCCATCTCTGGGACGGCGCCCGTCATTGATGGCGATGTGAGGAGATGGTCCGGGATGTAGTAGGACATAGGCTGGGGAACCATAGCCCCCTCATTGGCCGAGGCGATGATGCTTTCGGAAATATTCACCATACGGCTTTCCATCACTTTTCCTCTGCGCTGTCTGAAAGCATGACTGCTTCCTTCCATGTTCCAGCAGCAAACCAGCGGAACGGCGTATATCGTGGTGGAGGAAGCATCATTAGAGGCGGCAGCCAGCGCTTTTCAGCGGCAGGGTCGCGATAGTAGACCACATCGTAAAGGGTTAGCGTACCACGCTCATCAACTGACACGCGTCCAGCGTTCATGTTTTCGAAGCCGCCATCAGAGAACGTGACGCAGTATCGGTGTGATTGCTTCTCTGCAACGATGGCCATGATCGATCCTCACACTGGATAAAGCGGCTTCTCAACGCCGCGATGTTGCAAATCATCCACCAAGTCGGCGGCCATTTCGGAACCGTGGACCAAGAACCCGATATCGCGCAGATGCTTCAGCGCCTGGGTGCAGCTATCCACCAAGTCGTCATGCGGCGCCCTCGGGAATGACGCCATCTCGGTAATCACCATATCCGCCCAATCCCGATCAGGCGCATAGATCATCTCGTCCGCAAACAGATGCTGGATCGCATAGGCTCGGGCTACCTTGTCGCCACCCTTGGGATCGACGAGCTGCACGCCATACCCTTCAGCGGCATGAAGCCTGCGCAGTTCCTGCGAGACCGATATGCCGGCCGCCTTGGACTCGATCAGCAATCGATCCACCTTCAACCGCCGGCATGTCGACGCAGCCCGCTCCACCAGATTGTGAAGCGCCAGTCGATCGCGCCAGGCATTCATCAGGATCGCCTTGGGCATGTCGTAGCGGTCGTAGTAGACGCCCCAGACCGTCATGGCCGAATAATCGTTCTCTGTCTTTTCGGTGTAGGCCGTGTCTAGCGAGGCGATGATGTAATCACAGGATGGAAACTTCTTGAACTGCGGGTCATCGGGATCATCAGGATTGCCCCAGAGTTGCCACCAACCCCGCTGGAAAATGCCGCCGCCGCGTGGCGTAGGTGCCTGCTGATACTGGCCCGCATAACCATATGGCCCGAGCGTCGTCTTGAAGCCCTCGACCGTTCTGCGGGAGAAGCGATCAGACCAAGCAAGCTCTCCGTCCTCATCGCGAGGATCAGTCCAGCCGATAGAGGTATGATAGCGTCGGCCGTCCCATTCCATCGGGATCATCAGGTGCTCATAGTCGCCCAGTTCGATCAGGGCACCCGATACGTCTTCCTCATGGACACGCTGCATGATGACAGCGATTGCCGACTTCTCTTGATCGTTGAGGCGGTTCGACATGCCCTCACGGACCCATCGTACAGTTTCCTTGCGAACGTCTTCCGACTCCGCCTGCTTGACGTTGTGCGGGTCATCGAGAATGACACGGTCACCGCGCTCGCCCGTACCAACACCCCCGACAGACGAAGCGAACTTAAAGCCCGTATGACTGTTGGTAACGCGCTCCTCGCCGATCTTCCTCAGTGTGAACTTGTCACCGAATATACCCTGATACCAAGGGCTGATGAGCAGATCGCGGAAGCGCCCATTGTCGCGGTAGGTCAGAGCAGAGGCATAAGAGAACGCCACGTAACGCAGATGCGGGAACATGGTCCACTCCCATGCGGGCCAGAGCACATCCGCAATGAGAGACTTCATAAATCCCGGCGGGACGTTCACCAGAAGGCGATTGATCTGCCCGTAGGTGATCGCCTCGAAATGCTCGCAGATAGCCTCCAGCGCCCAGCCTTCGACCAACTGGCGGGAGGGCTCAAGGATATGCCATCCCTCGCGGACGAAGCCTAGAAGCGTCTGGCAGCGGGCTCGTATCTCTTCAGCTTCTGCAGCGATCCGATCACGTTCAGACTGAAGCTTACGCCGCTCCTTCTCCTCCCGGATCATCCTCAGCATCACGGCCGGCGCTACCGGCAAGGTTACCAAAGATGGTTTCGAGGCGTTCAAGGTCATCCGGCTCAAGATGGGTTAGATCGACTTGGATTGGTCCGCCGTTCGGGCCGCTGATGCCCTGCGTCACCTTGCCATCAAGGCGATCCGCAATTTCCTTGATGGCGCTTACTTCGCCCTTCTCAAGAAGCTGGCGAGCGTTCCATCTGAGTGAGCCTTTTTTGGCCACGCACTTGTCGCCGCGCTCAGCCGAAAGAGCCTCCATGAGAAGCGCTTCCTTGAAGGGTTTTGATTTTGGTCGGCCACCGGGATTGCCGCTTTTACCGGCTTCGAAGGTCATGTGTTGTTCTCAACTGATACGGTCGTTGATTTTGTTGCGTTTTCTTATATGAATTTCGAGAACTTAGAAAATATTTTCGCGCAGTTCAGTACTGGACCGGTAAAATACGATACATGGCGGATGAATTTTCTAAGCCACATAGATCAGCAGGACGATAAGCGCGATCCATAGCCACCCTATCTCGAAGGATAGTTCATCGCCGGCCACGCGAAGTTTGAAGGCGCATATATTGCGGATGTACTGCATCATCGGCACACCACCACAAACCCGCTCGCCTTCACATTCCCATCCTTGCCCCGTATAGCCCACAGGACGCGCTTTGGAGTCATGCCTAGTGTCTGACAGCGGACAGCACCAGAAACCTCGTGTACGACGCTCTGTGTGGCAAATAGAGGCATATCCGGTTTAGGGGTGTACTGTTTTGCTTCTGCGGCGGCTACAAGGAGTGCCATGGTGAACCCAGCAATGGCTGCGAGGACAGCAATAGCAATGAGAACGTCTTTAATGGACCGTTCGGATTGCGGGCTCACGCTGGAACACCCAACGATGGACGCGCCTGATGATACTCGCATTCGAAGCGCATTGTCTTGAGAGCGGCGAGTTCCTTTGCGGTCACATTACGGTTCTCCGCCTTGGAGAAACCCGTATCGATGACCTCTTGCGTCTTGGCCCGAAATACGTCTCTGCGGCTTTCGCACTCTTTCATGTCATAGGGCAGCGGGCCGGCTACACCGCCGATCGCTACGCCCATGTAGATGACAAGGAAGAGATTCATGCCGCCTCGCACTTGAATTGCTGCATGCGCTTGATGTCGGAATGCTTGGCGCGATGGCCGATACAAGAGCCCTGACGCTTCCACGGCTTGCACATGAGGCAGCCGGAGCGGGTTGACTTGGGGCGCTTGCGCTTGATGGTGGGCCATCAGTTCAGCCACCTGTGCGTCAGTTCATGTTCGGTGATGTAGAACCAGATGACGCTTCTGTTTTCCGAGAACAGTTCAAGCTCTCCGTCGCTGTCGAAAAGAGCCCAGCCGGGGAGCCCTTCTTCCGTCGTGGCGCGGCGAATGTATCTGCAGCGATCCAATGACGAGAAGTCGCTTTCACTGCTCATCTCGCTCTCCTGAATGATCCACGCCTACCAAATCTCGCCCAGGTGGCGAGCGCTGATTTTATTGATCTTTCAGCCAATTTAACGGGATTTCCCCGTGATTTACGCCCAGGTTGGCGAGCGCCTACCGGATGGGTGTGGGTGTGGTCGGGAAGGCAATCCTGCATATTCGCCTACGGGACGGATGCCCTCTTTGGTGCGATTTCTGCCTAGTTCAAGCTACACGCTTGTTTCGGCTATCTGCCGCTTCGGCTACTTGCGATCCATTCGCCTTCCCGATCTGGACGCCGAGGAGGCCGAAGCCTCACACGCAAACGCGCTCCCGAACGATATGCTGGATCTTCAACGGGGCGCAGGCCCTCAGATCCGTAACTTTCCTGCGCTGCATGTCCGCCTACCGGATGGGCGAGAGAGTTCTCCCGAACGATTCATGCCCTAGTCGGACCCTTGCGGGCGAGGACCTCACGAGGCCTTTGCATCCACCATTAACCGACTGTCGGAAACGACATGGACTTCCACCATGCTCGGAGTATTGCCGGCCGGGCTAGGCTCCGTTTCCGATCTCTGTGCCTTGCGGCGAATTGGCTTTGGAAGGCTGGAACCCGTTTATTAGACGGGGGCGGACTTTTCGCTTTATACCAGCGCTTCCAAATTCTTACGCAGCCTGCCGCTTCTTGCGCTGTTCGTAGCGCTGGCGACGGCGTTCGTTTTGCGCCTCGGCCCACGAGAACTCTTCAAGCTCACGGTCGAAATCGCTTGCCATTGGCCTTGCATCAGGAGCGCGCCATACTGCGATGTTGGTGTCTTTATGCCCGATTTCCGGGTCATCTGTAAAGCCATCGTCTGGCGCATTATCGTTATGCTGCAATGGCTTGCGCCGAAAAGCTGCAACAATGCATTCAATTGCGGCCCGACGACGCCAATCTCCGAGCTGTCGGCTAATCCCCTCGACCTGCTTACACCACTTGGCGAACGGTTGCCTACCGGCTTCAGAAGCTGCCCACGCCCATAGCGCCCGACGTTTCCTTTCATCGGGGATAAGGGCAATCACCTCCATAGCAGCTTCCCACAGCCCCACGTCATTTGTGGTAGCGCGTAGCTTCTTCGGGTCGAGCCACGCCCAGTTGGCAGCGTGAAGGTCTTCTTCGTGCCAATGGTTCATGTCTGCAAACGAATGTATGTACCCGTGATTCATAGCTTTGAGCTGAATAGGCCGCGCCGTGTCCGGTAGCTTGCGATCGACTTCTGCAGCCTTGACGAAAAGCTCGATTATCTGTCCCTCATTCATGCCGCACCTCTTCGCCTATCGTCTAAAAGATCGGGTTGTTTGGCTAAGCCGCCGAACTGGCGCTTCAGTCTCTCGTATATCATGCCAGATAATGCGTATCGCTTGGGAATGATACCATCGAGGTCTAAGCACCAATGTTCAAGCCATCCGAGCGGAAGCGCATCCCAGAACTTGAACCATGATTCAACGTTGTTCTCTATCAGGTCTGGGAAGTTCTCGTTCGTTGCCCGGATCATATCACTAACGGCCCAAAGCGTAGTCTCTGTCAGCGCGCTCTTGTTGTTGGCCGTCTCTGCCAATGTCATCACAAGAAAGCGGCCATGATCCTCTCCGTAGCGCCTGCATATCCGCTGCAATGTCACGACAGCCCGCGTCTCTCCAACAGCCGGCATGACATTCGCCGGGACTATGGTTATCCCAAAGTCGGAGAATATCTGTTCAGCGCAGAGAGCAGAGACGCGGGGGGATACCGTCATATGCCTGCCGCTTTCTCGATTGCTTCACGCTTCATTGCATTCCAAAGGCGAATAGCTTTCGTGCGGTTGAGATCGTTAGGGTCAGCCTTGAAGGCCCCGATTGCTTTCCGATAGACCTTGCGGCGCTCCATTCGGATCGATGTCCAATGCGAGCGGCATATCCATTCGACAGCGCGCTCATCACCCTTCCAAGTGCGTCCGCAGAAGGGCACGCAGCAGGAAAGACGGTCGCTCATGCCTTCACCTTCCTTTCCCATCCATTGCGGTCTGCAAGACGCACAATGGTCTTGCCCCGGCTTTGCAGCGCCTTCTTCGTCAAATCCGCTCGCCTATAGGGCCATTCCATGTAACGGGCGATCCTTTGGATGCTGTTCCTGCTTATCTTGAAGGTTTCGTTGAAATCGCAATACGGCATACCGTCATAATAGGCTTTCTCAACAGCCCAAAGAAACGTTTCCCCGCTTGGAAGAACGAGCCGCATTGACGCCTCTTGTTCAGTCGGTTTCGGCTCCTTGAGCATGAGATAAACGCAACTGTGATCCCGCATGAACATCCTGCCTATCTGGGTGGTGCCCAATCCCCATTTGGTGTGCAATTCCCAAGCGAGAACACGCCGCGCCATCCGATGCGGAATATATTGGAATTCGCCTATTATCTCATTGACGGTAAACCCCAGTTCCCACGCCCTGCGCTCAAGGTATTGCCGTGGGTTCTTGGCATATTTCGATGACCTGCGGTAATCATCCACATGGGCATCAAACCAGATATGCTCTCTTTGCCACGCAGCGTTCGCTACAGCGCGTTCAATGGGTTTTGCAATGGTAGACACCGGACGCGGCTTAACGCTCGTCTGTAGCCCCATCAGCTTCTTTCTGCGCTCTGCCTGCATTCTGCAGTAGGCGTCTGCGTCGAAGGGCTTCTTTGGTTGGACGTGGACGTTCATTGGCCTATCGCCTTCAACAGATCGCGCAAGGAGCGCTTGTGATAGAGCATGTTGATCTCCTCTTGGATCAAGGTCATGCGCTCGCTGTAGATTGCCAGCTTGCGATGGGCCGCTACCGAATGAAGCGCCATGACGTTCTGAGATACGATCGGATCAAGCCGGTGAAGTTTTTGCTGCCGCTTTTCTTCGATCTCGTCGTCTGAGAGTTGGCCGCTGATAAGGCGCTTGAGACGGGCGATCTCGTCTAGCCGCCAGTCTCCGCTGCCTTTAATGCAGCTAGCGTCGGATACCGGAGTGCCCCATGGCTGAACCGCCATAAGCCCACCGACATTCATACCGGAAGGAAGAGACTTGACGGCTGTCTTCGCCGCTTGTGGACCGGCTATAGCCGCGCCGCCGATGAAGCCGAGGAAACCGCGTCGTTTCATTCCGCTGCCTCCTGCATGTCTTCCTCAAGCATGCGCTGCCAGCGTCGGAAACCATTCAGCTTCCGGTCGGCTCGATCGCCGTCGTATTCATCGTTGACCAGCTCGCGCAGCCACTGCACTGCTGCATCAAGGTCGGCGATCTCTTCGAACAGCGCTTGGCGGTTCGGCTTGCCGGTGACTGGCTCGCTTTGGTCGAGGCCCTGAATGAGACAACGGGCAAGGATGCCGGCAAGCTCGGTTGCTTCTTCGCATGCCTTACCGAGCGCCTGGTGGATGAGCACGTCCGGCTCTGGTTTCCAAAGGGTGATGCCGCTCATGCCTTCTCCTTTCGCTGTCTGAAAACCGACCCCGCTTCTTTTCTCGCGGCTCCGATAACCTCTCCGTCGCGGACCATTTCGCTATTGAGATAAACCAGTAACGCATCCGCTGCGGCTGCTCTTGCCTTCTCTTCCGTTGGATAGATGACGGGTTTGCCGTGAGATTTGATGATCTCGTTGGTGGCTTTGTGCACCCGTCTGAACCAAGCCAGATAGCCATTGCGGACGGGTTGAGTGCCGATGGCGAAGTGGTTCATCTCTCGGAACTGCCCCTGCGTCGAAGCTCACTGACTTTCTGATCGACACGTGCGAGATTCATAAGAACAGGCTTCAGTTCGTCAGGGGCGGCGTCGTAAGCCATGACACGGGTCGCACGCCCACCATTGAGCCTGGGAAGAACGCCGCGAGGAATCAGTATCCAATTCGCAGGATCTGTGTTCTGCCTGTTGCCGTCAGCTGCCTTCAAGCACATGCCATCCGGCACCGCGCCGTTGGCTTTCTCCCAAAGGTAAAGGTGCTTCAGCACATACCGGCGTTCATATCCAGTGTGAAGGTTTTCCTCATCGACGCTGATTTCTATGTAGCCGTCCTTTGAAAGGCGCTCATGTCCGAGGAACTTGGTGTTATGCGGAAGTTGGCCGCGTTTGAATTGCGTCTTGCGAGCGTTCGGGGGGCGCCCACCCTTACCTTCTGGGCATGGAACCCCCTTGTTGTGTGGCTCCTGTCCTTTGGAAAAATAACCCGTGCGGCCTGTCTTCCACCCCTTACGCTTGCGTAGCGCGTGAAGGTTCGCGGCTGATACATCCGAACGCCCAAAGGCATCTGAAAACGCGCGGTGATAGTCAGCAATGGGGAGAAGACGGTTATCCTCAAGCCATGCCATCTCGGCGGCGCTATACGGGATCGAACGACCTTTCACTTCTCGCTCCCGTCAGCGATAGCCTTACCTTCGATAGTGTCAGGCTGGCGGAAGATCGTCGGTAGCATTGGCTTGAAGCGGTCGCCGTGATTGGCAACGAGAGTTGCCGCCTTCAAGGATAGATCCGAATTGCGGATGATCTGCTCGCTGACACCAACAATAGCATCGGCGCGCTTCACTTCGTTTTCTATCTGCTCTGTTGTCAGGTTCTCATCACACAGCCGTTCAAGCTGCGAAAAAAGATGATTGTTAAGATCAATAAGGCGGTTCTTCATGCTCATCTCCTCGATGAAAACTGTTTCGCTAACTTCGCCATCACACTCCAAGACTCCCCTGCCCCGAAGCGCCCAAGTCTTCGAACTGTGTCCGCGCTCCGTTCATGCTGCCTCTCCGAAAAGGTCCATTTGCCCCTTGGCCTCGGGTGGATTTGGTGTTGTCGGCTGTGGCTCAGAATCTGCCGCGGGCTTTGAGGTGATTGCCTCGACTTCCTTCTCTTCGAAATCGCAGCACACAACCTCACAGATGGGCGATACACTGCGCCAGGCATCCTTGTAGCAAGCAGTATCGATGCCGCATGACGGGCCGAGATAAATGCCGGTCTTCTGTTGGAAATCGAAGGCTTTGCCGCTGGTATCTCGCCGATAGGTCTGGTCTCCGCTGTACCGGAATCCTGCCGACATTTGCGGAAGGATGAAGGCGCCGTAGTTTGCTAGATGGGCGGCAATGTCGATCACATGGAATTCGAACTCAGCGCCAGTGTATCTTGGCGCGCCCTTCCCTTCGGGTCGCTTGATCTTGCCGAAGGGCGGGTTGCTGATCGCGATATCGAAGTGGCCCAGATCCATATCCAGCACATCGAAGACGCTTGCTTCGATCCATCTGGCTTCTGGGAGGAGTTTCTTGCCAACGGCGATATAGTCGGGATTGATCTCAATACAGGTGATATCTAGCGGCGTCCCGCTCCAGCGATGCATCATGCTTGCCGCGAACGAGAGGATGCCTATGCCGGCGCAAAGGTCGATCATTCGACCCGAGAACGTCTCAATCGCAAAGTCTCGCGCCAATTCGTATGGGGTGAAGAAAGCACCGGCCACGGTGTTGATATGCGAGGCGGACTCCTGCCAGTTGTCGATAACGAAGAACTTCTCATCTTCAGTCAGCACATCTTTGCTGAGTAGATCGCAAGCCTGTTGATGCGCCTTGGCTTCGGCCTTGGTGAGCTTCGCCATCAGATCATTCTCCCTTGCGGGTCTTCGGACCTCATGGACACATAGCGGGTATATCGAGCCTCAAATTTCAGGCGCTGCGTAACGGACGTATCGCCGAAGCGGCTCTTGATGACGCCGATCTCAGCGACCGTTTCGATATCCGCGCCGAACTCCGCAAAGACTGCGGTTATGTTTGCATGATCCTTCGGGCCAGCCGTCGCCAGCATATCCTTGCGGTACTTCTCTGGGCGATAGAGATATACGATGGCATCGTAGTCTTCACGGGCGCCCGCGCCGCCATAGAGATCCTTGCTGATCGGACGCGGGTTTAGACGACGATCACCCTCCCCGTTTCTTTGATTGAGCATCAGAACAGCCGTCTTCGTCTCGTCCGCAAAGGATTTCCATTCGACGTTGATTTCGCCGGCAATGCGGTCTGGAGACTGCCGCTCGTCGCGCGGCTTGATCTTTTTGATGTGGTCTATGACGATGAATGGCGTCTTGCCGCCTTTGTGCTTGGCTATGAAGTTCTTTGCGTAACCAATTAGGCGAGGATTGCTTTCGCGATGGCAGCGGATGATGTCGATCGGCTGGGTGTTGATCCATGTGGCGAAATTGATGCTCTGGTCCTGTTCGGATTGGCTCATCAGGCCATGCGGGTTCTTCTGCTGCTTGGAGTCGATCCCGTAAACCTGGGCTATCATCTGCGCTACGCATTGGCCCTGCGATTGGTCATAGGAGAGGAAGAGGACCGGATGGCCGCACTTGAGGGCGTGGAGCATGATCTGGATGGTGAGGCTCGTCTTTCCTTCATTACTTGCCGATAGAAGGCCGTAGAAATTTCCGGCTTCGAAAACATCCTCGTTCAGTACCTTGCGCAGTTCGGACAAGCCCACCGCAACACCGACCGAACCTTGATTGGCCGCCGACGCATTAAACCGGTCCATGTAGGAATCACCGGGACGCGCATGCTCCTTCGCGGACAATTCCATGCAGCGGGTGCGGATCTTCTGGCTTAGGCTATCGATCTCATCGAGAAAACCAGCAGTGCCCCACCGATCATAGGCGGCGGCAATCATGTCCTCCGCATCCTCGATAGCCCATCGAGCCGCGGCAGCTCTGATGATGTCCTCCGCGTGCTGGTTGACCATGATCACCATGCAGGCGCTGTTGACGAGAAGCGCCAGGTATTCCGCTACGGTCAGATCCCCGACCTTCATTGCAGACCGGATAAATGGCATGATCGATACCGTGGTGATCCGCTTGCCATCGGCGCGAAGCTGTTTCATTGCCTCGTATATCTTGCCGTGCAATGGCTCGTAGAAGTGTTCTGGCTCCAGTGGATGACGGATTGCATCGAATGCGTCTCCGTTCATCATGATGGCGCCTATGAGCTGCTGTTCTGCTAGAAGGCTTTCAGGGACAGAGCGAGACGTTTGGAGATTACGGGCGGGGGCTGTCATGCGAACATCTCCCCCTGACGGGCGTCATTGCGGTCAAGCATGCGGAGAATGGTTTCGCCTTTGTGCGCCTTATCCCAAATGAACCAGGCATTGAGCATGGGAGGAGCGCCCTGCCCGGTGAAGTCGATCTTCCAGCGCATGAGGTAGACGCGGGCCGGAGGGTGCGCGGCGTAGAACTGCTTGAGCCCCCCAGCGCCAGGCCATCCCCAATTCATCAGGAGGCCCATGTATTCGACATCGAGAACATCAAGAGCGTGTTTCAGCCAGCGGGCCTTGCCGTTCCCCCAACCACATTCTGCAAACGGAGGATTTTCAAGAATGGCCGTCGCCGGGGCTTCTGAATATTCGTAGAAGCTTTTGATCTCTGCTCCGCATCCACGGTCAACCAAATCGCTATCGTAGGTATTCAGCCCATGCGCACGCAGTTCCCGGCCGATAACGCCAGTGCCACAGGCCGGCCCCCAAATAAGAGGGAAATCTTTGAGGCGATCTATCTCGGCGTGGATGATGGCGCGAATGGGTTCGATCGGAGTCGGGTAAAACTCGTCCTTCTCACGCTCCAGCGCGTCCACCTTGACGATATTGCCTTCGAGGTCGCGCACGGCGACGGGCTTTGACTTCTTGCCAGTCGCGCGGAATAGCCCGCGTGCAGATGTCGCAGTGTTCATGCTGCAGCACTCCGCTCGTTACGGCGCTGCAGGAGGGCAAGGAAAGCAGGCTCGTATCGACGCGCATGGAGCTTTGCACCCCGCCAGCAGATCGCAAGGGCGCAGCTCTCCGCGGCATTATGGCTGATTGCCTTCTGTGCAGGCAGAGTGATCTCCAGCCGCTCGCATTCGGCTACCGCCGCGGCCTTCCAATCCTTCTTGCCCTTGTTGTCGAGCGGCGGTTGAAAGCGTTCACCGAAGAACAGCTTCCGCCATGTTGCCGGCGGTATTGTTCCATACGCGATTCCAAAGTTGGATATTGTGGCGACAATGGCCGAGGTAGCAATCCAGGGATAGAGCATTGCATCGGCGCTCGTATTGCCGATCTTGGCTAGGGACTGCTCTTCCAGCACCACAAAATCAGGCTTGCCAAGCTCACGGATAAGCCGCGTTACCTTGAGGCCGATCTGGTCTCCGGTGAAATAATGGTCGGAACCTTTCGGCACTTCCATGACACCGCAACGGATAGCCGAATGATGCTTGGAAGTGTCGTACCAGCAGTAACCGGTGTGCTTTGACGGGTCGAATGAAGCGATTATCAAGACAGCTTCTCCATTCCGCGATGCGCCCGCCGCTCGGATTCCGTTCCCGGCCCGAAGGAAATACGCGCATGATGAGAGCAATAGGACGGGTGACGTTCGGATATATGCGAACCGCAGCAGCCCATGTCCGGGCCCAGTTCGTTATCGACCGGGAATTTGCATTGCCCTCCTTGGAGATCGATGAGTTTGACCGGCGCAACGCCTTCCAACTGAAACTGCACCGCATCGAATATGTGCGTCTTCGCCTTGTTGTTCATCAGGGCTTCAACCGGAACTTCGGGAATACCCTTGATACGAACGACGGTCGGAATCCGTTTGCGCTTCGGAAAGCGATGCCGGTATTCATGTGCCCTGTCATTGATGGTCGTGGCACCGCACCCGAGAGCGGCGGCGATCTTCACCACCAGTTCGCCAGCGGCCCACATACGCGCTGCTTTGTCCTCAAGCTCTTTCGTCCACATGAAGCGCTTTTTGGAAGGTTCGTGCGGTTTGGACGAGCTCGGCGACATGCGCCGTTGCGGGAACCTGTCTCGCTCGCGCCTGGCTAGACTGACGACGGAATTCTTCGTGCGGTTAAGACGATCTGCGATCTGCTGCGAGCTGTATTCGTCGCGCCACATCTGGACGGCGATGGTCTTCTCTGCGTCGGTCCATGAGTCTTGTTTGACGTGGATGCTCATGCGAACGCCCTTTCCCGCTTATCGAACCCGGCATAGTGGATAAGTGTTTTGATTACCGGCTTCGGCACAGAAACCGCCACAGGAGGCCGCTGAGTGGCTTTCTCAGTCTTGGTTACCTTCCTATGCTCTTGACGCTTCGTGCCCTTTGGCGCGCCAACGCGGGCGATTGTGACCACTTCGCATTGCTCGGGTCTGACATGGCAGACGAATTCCGTTCTGCCCCAGCGCCGCTTGGAGTTGATACGCTGCGCAAGGCCCATATCCGCCAGTTCGTTGACGATGGTGTAGATGTTGCGCTTGTCTTTGTAGCCGAGGTCATGGGCTGCATCGTCCATGTTGAAGGCGACGATGGAACCGAGTGGCCCCCATGATGAGAGATAGGCGAGCAGAAGCTCTTGCTGGACGGAGATTTTAGGTTTCATGACGTTGCCCTCAGAATGATTGCGGCGGGGCGTAAAAGCAGCGGAGGGTGTCTTCGTCTGGATAGAGGCAGGCGTGATATCCGCCGTCTGTCGCCTCGCGCACCTTGTCGTAGGGAATGAAGAAGACGTGTTGCCGCGTCACAAGGCGATGGTCGCCCGGATTCAGTGAAATTTGGTAGCCACCCGAGACGGCCTTGACGCTGCGGGATGGAATAGGCTGGCAATCTCCGCTCATGCCATCGCCATTACAGCAGTAGGCACTGTATTCCATGCCGCTCGGGGCTGTGTGCCCATAAGCAGAACCTGCAACGAGAAGCGCCGTGAGAAGAACTGTCTTGCGCATGGCCTCAGTCCTTCTTGTGAACGGTGGTCTTGAGATAGCCGCCGATGAAGCCAAGTGCGGCTCCGAGTTGCCACATCGTCAAGCCTTCGGTATCGACGCCGATCCGGTGAAGGAAGCCGAGGATTTCAGTTGAGAACACGAGGCCGACAAGCCAACCAGCGAGCGCTCCGAACGCGACTCCGAGGATCGGAGATACAAGCGTCAGAACGAGGCTGAACAGCACGATAGATGCAATCTTTTCCATTTGACCCAACCTTTCGAAAATGTCGGGGAGGCATTTGCGCCGTCCCCGACCAGTTCACCATCACCTCTTGGGAGGAGGATTAGGGCGACGGTGTCGTACCCAACCAAGACGGAGAGGATTCCGGCTTGCGAAATTCGTGTGCCCTTAGCGGGTGGTGCAGATGAAGAAGGCGACAAGAAACGCCGCTATCGATGCAGCCACGCCAACAGTTGCAAAAGCGTCAGGCCAGCCCATGGATCACCTCACGCTGCTTCATCTTCGGAGAACGGATCGGAGTCTGCCGGTGGAGAGGGTTCCTCTTTCGTCGCCTGCGCCTGGATGCGGGCCATGATGTCCGGCAACTCGGTTTCGTATTCCTTGCGTCCAGCGTCGTAAGACGATAGCCAGAGCTTGTCGTCGGATGACCCAGCATCGTAACAGGAGACACGGTCAAGACCGTTCAGTCCGGCGAAGAATCCCTTGGCTTGGATCATCCCTTCGGCATCAACCCGATCAACGCGCGAGAACAGATCGCCCTTGATGTTTGGATCGGGGATCAGACCCAAATAGGCCAAATTCTCCATATCGCGCTTCAGCTTATCGACCGGCTTCTGCTGGTCTTCGGCCTCGAAGGACTTCAGCAGATGGTCGAGCTGCGATGACGGGATGCCAGCGGCCTTGGCATTGAGCCGGTTTGCTTTCTTGTCGGCAGCGAGAGCCTTTGCCCTTGCTGCAATATCCCTGTCTGTCCGGTGGTAGTAGGCGAGCGTCACTCGCCGCTGTTGCTCTGCCTTTTGGCTGTTATCGCCTATTGTCGTCATCACGTTTAGCGTCCTTTCGCTCGCTCTTTCGCAGCGCGCACTTGCGCCGCCAGATCGTCCACATTGTCTTTAAAATCCGCCACAGCATCATGGCCGTGAGTCTCCTCGATAGCCTTCACGTCGTTCTGTAGCTGCGCGATAAGGGAGTTACAGAGGTTCAGGTAGGCCAGACGGATGCGCTTGCTAAGCCCAACGTCCACACCCTTCCTCTGCCCCTTCATCAGACGCTTGAAGCTGATTGCCGACATACCGCACTGACGGGCAACCTTGCTCAGGGCGCGCTCCTCATCGCCCCATCCGGCACTCTCGTGCCGATACATTTTGTTGGCGAGTAACCTCGCCTCCTCCGGGCTAAATGCGTCGATTACGCACGACATCTTTTTCGCCTCATTCCCTGTTTTGGTTTTGACTGATGAATGTTGACTTTCTGAGCAGTCCATGAACGAAAACCCCGTTATGTTGGTCCTCGTTCGGGCGGTGCAGAGAAAGGAATTAACCGCCGCTATTGAGCGACAGACGTTGATAGACATTCCGAACGCTAAGGCTACCAACCGGAGCAGACGGATATGGAGACTGAACACCGAGGAGAAGGCTTCGCTGCTGCGAAACAAGACGAAGCGCTTCGCTCTCGTGGATGTGCAAGAAAGACGCGATATCGGAGGTATCGTTGCCTGCTTTGAACAGGTTATAGGCAACAGCCTGCCGATCGCGGTCATCGAAGATGGAGTCGTGTCGAGTACGGTTCGACATCACGCGGCATCCGTGGAATTGAGGTGCTTGACGTAGGCGGTCAGATCGCCTTCCAAAGCTGCCTCATCGATTTCTTCCCGTGCACAGCGTCCATATACACGGCAGGCTGCGAGGACGAAGAATGTGACGAAGATTGACGCGCCACCGAATGCCAATAGGAAATTGCTCATTGCCGAAATCTCCGTTCATTTGTGCGTTCGCTACCCGCTTCAACAGCGTCCCTTGCATCGCAATGCGGGATGGAAAGGCTATCGCCAATGATGCGGTCGAAGTCGGATTCCAAGCGTTTCCACTCTTCGGAAGAGCGGGCTTTCTGTGCGGCCTGGATGAGACGTTTGCCGGAAGTGGTCATATCAGTCGAACCTCACGGTGTAGCCCTTGAGAACGCCGCCACAGACAACGCCTCTGATGTCGTGCCCTTTGGCATCCTTCGCAGTGAACGAGGAACGGTATGTGTCCTCCTTACCGCACCCAAACCATGAGTAACCGCCGATAACGACATCGCTCAAACCCTGCCCTTCGAGAATGCGTTTTGCCTTCGTGTGGTCAACGCCACAGCCAGCGAGAACGGAAAGGCATGCAATTGCGACAAGCTTTCTCATGCTACTCGCTCCTTCACCGCAACGGGCTTCGTGTATGTCTTGCAGTCGGTGCAAAACCTTTCAATGAATTCCGCGACACTCAATACCCGCTCGCATGTCGGGCAGTGGTGGACTGTATGAACGGGCTCAATGGGCGATTGGAGACCGGTGATGAGCTTGGGGGATGGGTGGGTCATGCTGCGGCCCTCCACTCGTTTGGAAGAAGAGACTTGTTTCCGCGAGCAATCTTTGGGCGCTGCTTTTTCGGGATGCGATTGAGTTGAAAGACGAGGGTATAAACGTCCTTGACCTTTGGGTTCGCATCTATGCGGTCGCCCCACAGGATGCGAGCTGCACGCCAGTAATCTTCGATACCATCGAGCTTGCCCACCTTGACGCCATTGGCACCAAGGAATGCGCGAACACTACTTTCCGCCGAAGACATATTACCGATATCGGACTTAGCTTTCTTACCGGCCACCTTCGTGCGAATGAACAGTTCAAGACGAGAGAGCAACCGCTCCCCGTTCTCATCGGATCGATCATCGAAATTGAAGCCACCGAATTCTGTCAGAGCATCATCGTCGAGATCAGTGGCAACGTTCACCGCAGCCCAGAACTTCGTGAAGCCTTCTTCGCTGAGATTGCAGCGCTGAAACTTGAGGCGAGCGGCGCAGAACGGATATGCGGAGACGTTCAGCATGTGCCGTCCTCCCGAATGAGGTTTGGCCATTTCGCCTTGGCTTCGAACATGCGTTGGTCAATACCATGCAGGTGTTCGACTTCTTCAGGAGCCGGTATCCTTGACCCGAGAAATTCCAAAAGCTCAGGGAACTCCCAGAGAATGTCCTGCCGCCCATGATTGATCACAGAGGAGACGACTTTGCGAAGGAGACTAACCGGATTGATATCAAGCTCTCCGGTGCAATCCTGCGATTTTCCGCTTACGAGCTGTTCTTCCTGCTTCGCCAGCATCCTCTCGATACGATCTGGCGTGAGGAGATTGCTGGAACACATAGGACATTTGATCGCGCTCATGCCGCAGTCTCCGGTTGCTGCGAAATGCGCTGGCGGGCGAGCCACTCAAAGGTGATGCCCTCTATTTCCTTCTCTGCGGAGATGGCGATCACCTTGGGCCAGTGCTCGGGAGCAATGCTATTTCGCTTATGCATCTTACGAGCAGCCTCATACCCGCAGCCCATATCGGCCGCGAAACCAGCTATCGTTTTCCACTCGGAGATGAGGTCTTGGACAGTGCTTGGATTTTTGCTCATGCCTATTCGTACAAAACGTACGAGAATAAATCAAGCGCAAATCGTACACCTTGGACGACAAATTTCAGTCATAAGATGGCAATGACCGCACCGAACGTACGATTGCAGATGGCGATGGAAGCTGCCGGCGTCAAAAAGCCGGCTGATGCTGCAAGGAAATTTCGTGAAATCAATCAGAATACGATTACCAGCCACGCTAACGGGAATAAGCCGTTAACCAAAAAGGCGGCGACAATGTACGCCAGGCTGTTTCGCTGCTCGGCGAGCTGGCTTCTTTTTGGGGAAGGCCAACCACCGGGCGGTCAACCTCCAAAGACCGAGGAATGGCTGGACCGCATCAAAACCACCGCAACGGAGGCAGTTATGTCTGGGGCCGACAGCAACGAAGTAGTCAACGCCTTACTCGACGTGATCTCTACGATTCGACAAATTGCGGAACAGAAACCCGAACTTCTTCCAGAAGCGAAAGAGGTTGTTCGACGAGCTGCCGCGCAGTCTCGCACTCGGAAAAACGATGGCAAAGAAAACAATGGAGAACGACATTAACTGCCGCAATCTCCTGAACCGACATCCCCGATAGACTCTCGACTGCCCCTGCTAATTCCATATCACCCGACACAACCCCACCCTGCCTTTTGTTGATTTTTAATGCACCTGATAATTGCTCGTTCTTGAGAACGAAATAGGAACATCTTCCTAACCCGTAAGTCAACCCTTTTATTCGCCCGCCTCAGAGCATGGCACATCCACGGCACATTGCCACCATACTTGCACCATTTTCAGCACTGATAATTTCCCCCATAAGGCAATAATGCCACAGCACGAAGATCCTCGTCATAACTTGCGACTCCCGCCGGAACTGAAGAAAAAGCTCGCCCATTCCGCCGTGGACAACGGCAGAAGCATGAACGCTGAAATCTTGTCCAGGTTGGAAAAGTCTTTCGACCCGTCCCCGATAAATGACGTAAGCGCAGCACTTCGGGGTGTACTCGCTCTTGACGATGCTGACCGCGCCGAAGCCGCCGCGCTCCTATCGAAAATCGCCGCGATCCTCGCAAAAAAATAAGGGATCGTTCGTGGCCGAGCATTCGAATATATAATCTACCCCTACGTTAGCAATAGGGAAAACGTGGGTATCAAAAAAGGGTGAGTAGCGGACGGGATTTCAGTCTGCTTTTAGCGCTCTCCCACCCTTCCAACTACTCCCCTCAGAGCAAGAACCTTATTAACAAACAAACTATGTTATTAAGCCTACCGTTATTAGGGGGGGCGCTAGTGCACCTTTGCCAAGGGGGCGCTAGTGCACCCTAGAGAACTTCCCATGCGAAGATCAGCCGGTATTGATTGACGGCACGTCCGCGCCTTCCACGCTGCACTTGGTCCTTGTCGATCAGTTTTTCATCGACCAGCTTCGCGACAGCTCGTTTGACTGTCGAAGGGCTTAAGTTCAGATCTTTGGCGATCGTCTTTTGCTGGTGTTTAGTGTGATTGTCGCGCCGGTTCATGTGCATGGCGATGAAGATAGCCACCCTTTGGCAATCTGCGGAGAGATACGAGCGCCCCAAGATGTGGCGAATCCATTCGTCCCTGTTCCGATACCACCTTCCCGCATCGGATAACTCCGGCTCGTTTTCCATCTTCACCTGTCCAATTTTGAGATTCCGCTGAGGCGACAATCGCGCCGTCATCCGTGATGTACGATTAAAAAAACACCCGAACAAGGAAAATCGTACAAAGCGTACTTGACCTGCAATCGTACAAAGCGTACGAATGTCTACATCAACCGAAACGGAATGACCCCGCGAAAGCGAAGCACTGAGAAACCGGATCGGCTGATCATCCACCCCAAGCATACGACCTGGGCATGTCGGAAAACTGCCCCAACGGATTGAGGAGCGAGACGATGATCTTGAATGAAATGCACATGATGCCGCGTACTCGCGCAGCCCATGAACGGCTTAGTGCTCAGATCGAAGCTCGTCGTGCCGCGGATTTCAAGGCGGATATCGACTCTCACCTTCTCCGCTGGAGCGAGCCTCCGTGCACGCTCGACGAGGCCCGTTGGTACGACAAGAACGAGCCGAACACGAGTGCTCGTGATGCCGCCGAAGACATCATGTTCCAGCGTTACTAACCACACCAGAAACCGCGCAGGGCTCGCGTTACAGCCCAACAGATTCACCGGAGAGGGAATGAAGATGGACAGCAAGGAAATCCAGAAGCGCGTTGATGAAATCTCTCAGGCTATGACGGCCAAGGGACTTCGCGAGCCGAACGTACAGGCCACGATCGAAAGCAACGTCCAGCCCCACGTTTACCTCAAGTGGAAGGACGTGACTGCTCCCGCAGCTGCGATCCTCAATCACGAATACAAGTTCATCAGAGCCGGATCGATCATCGCATGTCTGGATGAGGCAGACAAATTCGTTTCCGACATGCCTTCTGCTGATGAGACCCGCATGAAGCAGTTCATGGGTGCGCTCGCCAACGTTATCGAGCTTGGCAAGGACAACGGCATGGATGTCGCGTTTATCAACCCGCTCCAAGCCACCATGAAGAAGCTCTCCGAAAACATCCTGACAGATCAACGCGCAGCCTAACACACCCACCCACCGCCCCGCCCGCCCCAAGCGAAGGCCGGGGACTGTGTGAAGAGAGGAATACGGACATGCCAATGATCAAGCGTTACGCGATTGCCCGCCGGTCCGGTTTTGCCACGGAATATTACGACGGCTGCGAAACCGCCCGTTACGACGGCTGGTCCGAATTCCGCACGGATGCCGATGAATTCCGCACCTATGCCAAGGCAAAGCGTCGGGCCGACCGGATCGGTGGAGAGGTTTTCTCCTACGAGCGCTTCTCCGACATCCCGGACACGTTCGCGGTTCCGGTGATCGTTCTTGCGCCGTCAGTGGGCTCACGGCTTGAGCGCCATTTCACACAGATCGCAGCCGAATAATTCAACCAAACAATCAGAGGGTACCATGCAGTTTAACGTTCTTGACCGCTTCAGCGGCGAAGTGAAGTTCACAGCCGAAATCGACTGCGACGAAAACGCGTTGCTTTCGGTGAAGCTTGGCCTGGCAGTGAAGTGGGCTATCAAGGAAAAGGCCGACCTGCGCTCCGCCAACCTGAGCTCCGCCAACCTGCGCTACGCCGACCTGCGCTACGCCGACCTGCGCTCCGCCGACCTGCGCTACGCCAACCTGAGCTCCGCCGACCTGCGCTACGCCAACCTGAGCTCCGCCGACCTGCGCTACGCCAACCTGAGCTACGCCGACCTGCGCTACGCCGACCTGCGCTCCGCCGACCTGAGCTCCGCCAACCTGAGCTCCGCCAAGAATGCGGAATTGGCTATCGCCATGACGCGCATTCTTCCCGAAGGCTCCCTCATCGGCTGGAAGAAGTGCATGGATGGCGTGATCGTCAAGCTCCGCATTCCGGAAGAAGCAAAACGTTCTCACGCCTTCGGTCGCAAGTGCCGCGCTGAGTATGCCGATGTTATCGAAGTCATCGGCGGCGAGTTCGGGATTTCGCTTCACGACCGCAAGACGAAGTACGTAGCCGGCCAGCGCATAACGCCCGACAAGTTCGATGAGGACTGGGCCGAGGAATGCTCCAACGGCATCCACTTCTTTGTGACGCGGTTGGAGGCCGAGAACTACAGCGGCTGACCGCCACCCACCCCCACGACAGACTGAAATAAACTAGAGGACGTAAGGCGATGAGCAACACCTTCGACATGCGTGAATTCAGCGCCGAAAATCTTGAGCGCTGCACATCTCCGGAAGTCTTCAACCACAAGCTCGATAGCTGGTCTTTGTCAGACTGGATGACAGCAACGCTTGGCGAACTCGGCGAGGCGGCAAACGTTCTCAAGAAGCTGAACCGCGTTCGTGACGGCATTCCAGGCAACAAGGAAACTCCTGACGAGCTGCGCGGGATGCTTGGCGACGAAATCGCCGACGCGTTCATTTACCTAGACCTATTCGCTCAGGCCGCCGGCATAGACCTCCCGTCAGCTGTCAGATCCAAGTTCGAAAAGACGAGCCTCAAGATCGGCTACGTCCGCCCCTCCAATAACGGCTGAGGAGGCCGGTACGATGAAGAAAGAACACATTCTGGCTTTGGCCGATCTGATCGAGGAGCAGGAGCACACCGAAGAGGATGATGCTGAAGGCTTCACAATGACTGCAATAACGCACGACTGCGGCACGCCTGCATGCATTGCAGGATGGGCAGCTTGGGAGGCTCTAGGGCGCCCAAGCGGTCATCTGTACGATGTTGCTTGTGACTTGGAAGGCGAAGCAACGGATTATCTAGGGATCAATCCCATGAAGGCGGATCTCCTGTTCTATCCGCCCGAAGAAGTGGGCTTATACCAGGAGATCACCCCTTCCCAAGCCGCCGCCACTCTCCGCCATCTCGCAGAGACCGGTGAAGTCGATTGGACTGTCGGAGGTGTGAAATGACCATTTCCGCCTCCACCCTCCGCAACATCATAGCGATCCTTCGTAACATTGACCGGGACCAGATCGACTCTGTTCTCTCTGCCGGTGAATGGATCAAATTCCGAGACGACCCTTACGGCTCATTCCTACGCATGAACGACGAACAGCAAGACGCTATCGCCCGTATCGTGTCGGAGCGGCTAGGGCCGAAGCCCGTCGATGAAGATCAGGAATGGCTAGAAGCCCTAGAAGAGCACGAAACATCCTGGCTGTCACCGGCAGAACTTGCTGAATGCGAAGCGCGTGCCGCCGCTGCGTCCGACTTCCACGGCGAACCGCCAGCGCTCAAGTCTGCGCTGACAAGAAAGCAAGAGCTTGAAGAAGGCGAAAGAGACTTCGCCGATGGCGAGATGCCCGGAGGGTTCAACTGATGGCAGACGTAAACATTACGCCACGCATCTCCTGCGACAACTGCGGGTTCACCGCTGATAAGGTTCAGGAAGCGTTTTCACAGAACAAGTCGTTCAAGAAGCCCGGCGCTTGGGGCTCTCTGAAAATCGAAGGCTCCCGATCCGCTGATAGTTACGGCGGCAAGGAGAAGCTGGATTTCATCGACCTTTGCCCGACCTGCGCTACTGCCGCTCTCGATGCTGCGGCATCAAGGCTCAAGATGATGCGGGGTGAAGAGTGATGAACACGAACCTTATCAGAGTAGCAGCATCAGACATTGAGAAAAACCAGAAGGCTTTGAGCTGGTTCGAAGAATACGGCCACAACCTTCTTTCCAGAGACAGAGGCAGCTTCAAGATTGCTGTTACGCTATACGCCGCGTCTGCATGCGTAGGCGCGACAGAAGCAACGGAAATGCTGTCAGCCTATGCCGCCTCAATGATCGAGGACATTCTGATGACGGCGCAGAAGGGTTGCGCCAATACGATCGAGATCAGGCGAGATCAAATTAAGCAGGAGATAGGCGAATGACCATCTTTTGCTCCATGCGCACCGTCGAATGCACCTGCACGCAAGACGAATGCCGCGCTGCAAAGCCTCAATCTCTCGCTGCCGAACTTATGGTTCCATCGTGGAAGACGCAGCTAGCCGTCTGTGTATTCGGAGGGGTTATCGCCGGCATAACCGCATTCGGAATTCTCGGTAGCCAGGAAGGCTATTTCAAACAGATCGATCTTGCACAACAGGAGAGCCGTCGTGGCTGAACAATCAATTGGCGCTTTGGCACAGAAGGTCATCGGCCCGTGGGCTTGGTGGCAAGCAGCATTGAAGAACCCCGCCGCTATCGGAAAGACGCTCCCTGTTCATGATGGCGATCCTCAGCAGGGCTATTACCGCGTCCGCTACGGCAAGGATAAGCCGTTCGAGCCTGTCGCGATCTGGAAGGACGAGCAGGGCAACTGGATTGCGTATCGAGCGGGACGCGAAGTTCGCGCCGAAGACATCTGGACGAGCGTCTGCCGCAATCCTGTGAGCTATGAAGCATATGTCAATGCCGATGAAGGCAAAGGCTGGCCCGACGATGACAAGGTTGTTGCCGCCCAGGTGAAGCCACCGGAACCGACAGTTGGTGACAACTCTGGCGCGGCAGATGAAGCCGCAACACTCATGGATCAGATCGAGGCGGCTCTCGCTGGCATGGATGCCTACAAGGCTATTTCCGATGATGCCACGGCGGCAAAGGCGCTCTCACTGCGCAACAGACTGAACGAGCTTTCCCGCGAAGCAGATAAGATCCGCACCAAGGAAAAGGAACCGCATCTTGAGGCCGGGAAAGCCATAGATGCCAAATGGCAACCTTTGGTGAAGAAGGCAAAGGCCGGAGCCGATCAGGTTCGCGATTCTATCGGCGCATGGGAGACGAAGAAGCTCCAGGCAGAACGCAAGCGACAGTACGAAATTGAACAGGCCCGTATTGCCGCAGAGAACGCCGCACATGAGCGAGACGGCGAAACCGCTGCATTGGACGCGCCACAGGCCGACGCCATTCCTGAAGGCGCCACGGGACAAATAAAGGCTACCTATGGCAAGGCCGCCAGTGTCTCGGCAAAGGTGTTCCTGAAGGAAGTCACTGACTATGCCGCACTGTATGCCTACATGGCCGGTCGCGAGGAAGTGCAACTCGTGCTTCGCCAGCTTGCGCAGCGCGCGCTCGATGCGGGCCGCACAAACATCCCAGGCATCACCACTGAAGAGAGGGCAAACGTGAGATGAACGCTGTAGCTGAAATCAGGCCGAAATCCGTCCTGCTCGACATGGCAAACCGCTACGGCATGGAGCCGCCGGCATTTGAAGCCACGGTTCGCGCCACATGCATGAAGCCCGACAAGAACGGGAAGGTTCCTTCTCGTGAAGAGTTTGCGGCGTTCCTTCTCGTCGCGAAGGAATACAATCTCAACCCGCTTCTGAAGGAAATCTATGCATTCCCAGCGAAGGGCGGCGGAATCGTACCAATAGTCAGCGTAGACGGGTGGGTTAATCTCATCAACAGCCAAGACGCATTGGATGGAATCGAATTCGCCGTAGAACACGATGACAAGGGCGCTCTCGTTTCGATCACATGCCGAATCTATCGCAAGGATCGGTCGCGCCCGATTGAGGTCACTGAATATCTTGTCGAGTGCGTGCGGCAGACAGAGCCGTGGGCAATGAAGCACAGGATGCTTCGCCACAAGGCTCTCATCCAGTGCGCTCGTTATGCGTTTGGTTTCGCTGGAATCTACGATGAAGACGAAGGCGAGAAGATCGCCAACATGAAGGATGTCACGCCCCCGAAGCCGCCGGCACCTCCTGCCCCCCCATCTGAGGACACAGCAGAAGTTATCGAAGAGCGCCGCGTGGAAAAGGTAATCGATGGCGAAATCATCAATCCACATGAGGACGCGAACGGCATATATCTCGACCCGACGCAGTTCTTCGAAACTATGGAAGCCGAAATGGCGCAGGCAACCACGGCTGCAGATGTTGAGGAAGTATGGACGGCCCGCGACCCAATGGCTGTCTTCGATGGTGACGACATCAACCAGGGAATTGCCAAAGCCATCAAGAACCGGCGCCTGAAGCAGATCGGAGGCTGACATGTCGAAGGGAGATTTTCCGGCGCTGCGAATGATCATAGAAGGAGGCAGGCTTTCCCCTGCTGCTCAATTCGATCAGGAGCGACTGAATAGTTATCGCCGCGGTACTGTCGTCTATGTTCGCTTCACAGAGGAAAAGGATCGCGTTCTTGTACGCAAGTGGTGGGCAATCCTTAGCCTTGTCGTCAAGCAGTGCGATACGCCGTGGAAGACAAAGGAAGAGGCCAGCGAGGCAATCAAGCTCGCTCTCGGTATCGTCAATCTTTCGAAGACGGTCGGAGGTCAGTTTATGCAGTATCCGAAATCCCTTACCGAACTCGACGACCCGGAGATGACCGAAGCTCTGGAGAATATGACCGAGCTTCTATCACGCATGACTGGCGTTGATGTTGCGACCTTGAAAAAAGAAACGGCTCATATCCGCGAAGAGGATCACGATCCATCAACCGGCGAAATCATTGAACAAGAACCCGGCGAGCGCCCTCTCGCCGGCGCAGACGAGTCCCCGCATAATTCCTCGTCTGCCGAGCCTGCCGATCACGCCCCCGATTTGGCAGGCTCACCCCATACCGACACAACGGATTCCCGTGGCGGATCTGTGTCGGTCGAGTCCTTCGGTGGTGGTGGCTCGACATCGTCACCGGAGGCTCCAACCCTTATCGACTGCGCTCGTGAAATGCTCTCTCTCACCGTCATGAGTTATTCGGATGACGAAGAGCGGGTAGCCGCCATCGGACAGTGTGCTGGTGAATGGAAGGTGAAACTTCCTGACGATCAGAAGAAGATTGATTCTATCCTCATCGCTGCAAACGCGGTCTCCACAAAGAACAGGACGCTTCTCCAAGCCCGGTCTTTCCTTTCCGGTGTTCTTGAGTGCAGTTTGGAAGATCTGGAGAGCGATAATGGATGAATCTAGTTCATGCTCGATTTCTGGCTGCGACAAGCTTCAGTACCGCAAGGGCTACTGCCAAGCGCATTACAGGCGCCTTTTGCGGCACGGGGACCCGCTAGCAGGCGGCACGTTTGAAGGTGACCCCCTGCGCTTCATCAACGAAGTCGCCATGCTCCACACTTCCGACGAGTGTCTGTCTTGGCCGTTTAGCAAGGGCAGAAACGGCTATGGACAGATCAGGATCGACGGCAAGACGGCTACTGCTTCTCGCTACGTCTGCGAACTCGCACACGGAGCTCCTCCAACTCCAAAACACGAGGCGGCGCACAGCTGCGGCAAAGGCCATCTCGGATGCATCAGCCCTGGGCATCTGGACTGGAAGACGAAGACAGAGAACCAAGCTGACAGGTTAGTCCACGGCACGCTGATGCGTGGCGAACGACACGGCCAAGCCAAGCTCACAGAGAATGACGTACGCGATATATTGGCCCTGAAGGGCAATGTGACGCAAAGCAAGATGGCTAAGCGGTTCGGTGTGACGCGCCAGACTATCAGTTACATCCAATGCGGTAAAAGACGGGCTTGGCCTACTGATGGCCCGTCCACCCTCCGCAGCCAGTCTGAACCGGTAGAGTAAGGGGAAGGATATGGAAATCGTCGAACACGCATGGGCGGCATTCTGGCCGTCCGGAACTCCAAGGGCGTTTATCCTCGCAAATACAGCTCGCGATACCCGTAGGGCATCATGCGAAGCGATTGGCAAAACGTGGGCTCGGGAAGGTGGAACGGAGATGCAGGGTTGGAAGCGTGCTTATCGAGCTGGGTGCCGGGTTGGGCGTGTCACTTTGCGTCTGAACCCTGCATACTTCCCTCATCAGGAGCCCAAACAATGACCGGACAGACAGATCATGAGAAGGCTATTGACGCTGCTGTTGCCGCATATTGGGCGGCTTTCACAATGGATGATGAATATTCCCGGCAAGAGATTGAAGCGGCAATAAGCGCCTATCTCAAAGCCCGCAATGCCGAGCCGGTGGCATGGTACATGATTGACGGCCTTGGATGCTATTACATCACAATGAGCCGTGCACAAGCTAAAGCATGGCCTTCGGCAACGCCACTCTACGCCTCACACTCTCCATCTGAAGGAGGAGGAGCGGAGGGCCGCCGCATGACTGTTGTCGAAAAACTTCAGCGCGTTCTCCAAACCATGACGAGCGACGACGTGTCTGCCGCCAGATCTCCGAATCGCGAACGGTTCGTAGAGCGCTCGAGGCTTTTGCTCGAATGCATTGAGGAACTTGGCTCTCCGTCGCCCGTCCCACTTTCAGCCGGCGGAAGATACATCAACCCGGCAAACGGCGTTGTCTTCGTCGTCGCGGGAGAAGACGACGACGTCGTCTCATTCAAGGCCGAAGGCAGTGAGACGCTGCGGTATCTCGGCCGAGCCGAGTTCGACAAGCGTTTCGAACCGGTCTCCCCATCGCCCTCGCCACAAACGGTGGTGCCCTCCATTGAGGGCGGACGCTTCGAAACATGGTCGCTGGCTGACTTCGCAGGCCAGTGCCGCATGCAGGCTCGTGAGCAGCTCGATCCGGAATTCTCGCAGTTCATGGCGGCGCTCGGGCAAAGGCTTGCTGAGGTCGCATCTCTGCTCGACGACCCTGTGCCCGATGCCATGCTGGCCTTCGTCGATAACGTTGATCGATGGGGAGCATTCGAGTGGTTCAATCGAATGGCGTGGGCTATTCGCGCGCAAGACAAGGCGGTCATTGAGGCCTACCGCGCCAAGGGAGACATGCCTATCCTAGACACGTTCAAGAACATCGCCCTTTCGAGTGCGATGCGACTGGTACGCGACTATGAAGACGAGGTTCGTCTATCCCTCGCGACAAGGCCCGCTCCCGCTGAACATGTGCTTGGGGGTGATCAGCACCCTGACGATATCGCCGTCGACCAATTTGCCGCCGCCATGAAAGCCAAGCTTGCCAAGAAACGCGAGGAAGGCCGCGGCGGCTGGGACGATCCAAAGCAATGCTCACTCTCCCACCTCGGCAAACTCCTCGTCGAGCACATCGAGAAAGGCGATCCCGTCGATATCTGCAACTTCGCCATGATGATCCACCAGCGCGCAATTACGGAGGCCGATCATGGCTGATCGCAAAACTAAGACGTTCCCGATAGACGCCGTCATGTCCACGCTGACCGGCTTCCTCGTGTCAGAGAGTGGCATTGGATGCGTTTATGAAGTTCTCAACTGGATGACGGGCGAGAGCGTCTACACGCATCAGATCCCGCGCATCAGCCGCGAGGCGCGCCCCGTGCTGCTGGCGGAATACCCTGACATGCAAGGCGCAATCGACGAGGCGAAACAGGTCAACGGTGAGAACTGGCGCGACTGGCTCGCCACATGGACAGAGCGCTACGGCACAGAGATCGCCGTGCCTGTCATGAACATTGCAGAGCACGAGCGCATCGATCCTATGTCGGAACTGGCAGAGATGGTCCCATCCGACCGCATCATCGCGATTGGAGTTGAGAAGCCATGACAAACGCTGTCACCCCTGCCGGCTGGAACGATCCTGCTACCGCACCGAAAAACGGCACCATGCTTCACCTGCTGATCCTGCCAGGTCAGGAGGAATTGGACGCCTTCACTTCATTCCACGATAGCCGCGACCCGTACGAAACAATTGGCTTCAACCAGCTTTCGGACACGACGGTAGATGAATGGCGGTTCGCCGGCTGGGACTGGTGCCACGATTGCATCACCGATGGTCATGGCGAGGTTATAGGCTGGCTGCCCTTCGGCAAGACGCCATCCCCCAAGACAAATGTGCGGGCGACCGACAGCTTCGGAAATGACCTTATCGAGCGCGAGCTTGTGTCCATCGTCCTGCGCATGTCCCGTCATCTTCAGGCCGTGGAAACGCCCGCTGCCAAGAAGCTCAATGACGGTGCGCTCGACTATCTACGCCGCAAAGGGCTCATGCCTTCTCCACTGCGGGCTGATGAAACCGTCGTGCAATCCGCAACGGAGGGCAGCGGCGATGCCTAAAGTCATATTTGATCAAGAGGATGTGCGCAAAGCCGTCGATGCGGGTTTGAAGAAAGTGAACCTGATCGAACTCGCGAATGACGACGTGCTTAGGCTTGATAGACTGGACGAGTTCATGTCCGCGGCCCTAGCCGCCTTATCGGGTAGGGTGAAAAAATGACCGACCGCAGTAACCGTCGTGAGGTTCGAAACCCTGTGCTCGCTCTGCCGGCAGTGAAGCGGCTCGATGATTTGTCGCCGGAAGCCCGTGAGATCGTCGCCGATATCCTTGGTGACCTAGTCACCGATGCCCGCAACCGCGCACAGCAATCTTGGTCGAAGAATAAAGGCCCGATGGCCGCATATTGGAAGGCAGTCGGCGCCTATGCCCACCACTTCCGCCGTGTTGTTCGGTCGCCATCACCCTCGAAGGGAAAGGTGGGGTCCGATGTCTAATCCCACCCACCAGCCCAACCCCGTAAAGCAGCTACGGGCCATTGCCGTATTGATGGCAAAGCAGGCTGCGGAGAACGAGCGGGTCGAGCGAGAAGAAAGGGAGATTGCCAAGGATGTTTGAGCACAGGATCAAACATGGAATCGTGACCCTCTGCATAGTCAAGAGCGAGGATCGCAAGGCTGCAATCAATGCAGCGGTAAAGCGTGTCATCGAATTTCAACGAAAGGGCTTCACGCCTAGGATCACCAACGTTGATGCCGAAACATGGGCGCTCGTTGAAGATGTTCATAACTGGCCAAAGACGGTGGTGCAATGATGTGGACGCCTTACGAGATAGAAATCATCCTGCACCACAACTGCAGCCTTGCGCCGTTCGAAAGGAACACCGCTCCCAGCTATTGGCCAACCGTCAAGCGCCTCGTGGATGTCGGCATCTTGCGTCGGGGTGATATCGAAAGCCCTGTCGAGACGACGGATCTAGGTAAGGGCCTCGTCCGTCTCTGGTGCGAGACTCCTATACCGGTTCAGCAGTTCGTTGACCCACGTTTCATGGGAGGTGGCGCCGAATGACATCCTTCATGAAAGAGCCATGCGCTCATTGCCCCTTCCGTCGAGACGTTCGCCCTTTCCTCCATGTAGAGCGGGCTGAAGACATCGCCTACTCGGCGCAGAACCCGTATTCGGAATTCCTGTGCCACAAGACCATCGAACACGATGACGAGACGGGCGAAGGGATTGCGACCCGAAAGTCTCTGACATGCGCCGGGTTTCTGTCCATGCAGATCAACGAAGCAGGGGTAAAGCCGCCTCGTGGGTTCAAAGTCAGTGAATTGGCATACGACAACTGCCGCGAGATGATCGACGCCTATTGCGATGAAGAAGAAGGTAATTGGAAACCACCTGCATGGCTCCTGAAGAAGGAGCCTGCAACATGAGCCGCCGCGAATTTTCCCGTAACCAGAAAGAGCAGATCGTCGAGCGTGCCCGTACCGCCTCTGGGAACGTCGCCTGCGAGCGTTGCGGCTTGGTGCTGAAGAAAGGGGCATGGGAAATCGATCACGTGATTCCCGAGGCTCTACGACCGGAAGCCGACAAGCAGCGCAAGATAACCATCGCCGAAGGCCAGTTGCTAGGCTTCTGCTGCCATCGCGGCAAAGACGGCAAGACGAACGATGATGTGAAGAAGATAGCCAAGGCCAAGCGGGTTTATAATGCCGCTCACGGGCTCAAGGCGGCCACGCAGAAGCCCATTCGCAGCGCGGGCTTCCCTCAGTCACCAAAGGCTGCAAAGCGACTCCCTAAGCCCGCGTTGCCGCCAAGGGCCATGTTCAAACCGGTGGATGAGTCGAGATGAGAGGGACTGTAGAGCAAGCCATATCGGACGCCATTGACGAGATCAATCGCCTACGCATCGAACTTGCTGGCAAAGAGACGGAATCTCTAGGGTACCTCAAGGCGGTTGGCGAATTACAAAAGCGCAACGATGACGCAGCAGACGAGATCGAGCGGCTTAGGAAGGCATTGGAGCCGTTTGCCGATGAAGCCGCCTGCTATGATCCCGACAACGGAGATGGCGATGATACAGTTTGGGCAACACCGGCATATTTCAAAATCAGGGATCTCCGACGCGCCAGGGCTGCTCTCGACGCTGTAAAGGATAGGTAGGATGACGCGAGCCGCTTTTCGCCAAGCCGACATGGAGCGCATCTTCCGAGCCGCCAAGTCTCAGGGGATGGCGGTAACGATCGATATCAAAACGCTGGTTGTCACCGCTATCCCCGATATCCACAAGCAGAAAATGGTTGACGCCCCCTCAATTGACCCAGGCATGGTTCCATCGGGCAATCTCGCCCCTGATGGAAAGGAAGATTGGGATGAGGACTGATAGGCCCGGTTACCAGTACCGGGATAACAAAGATGGGTCTCGCGCCCACTACTGGAATCCGAAACGGGCGGTCAAGGGAGCACCTGCCGCCCTTTCTGCTATCCGGCTTGATGATGGTTTATCTGATGAGCAAATCGCCGCAGAATGCCAGCGCCGAACAAACGAACTAAAAGCCGAACTCGTAGAACGCAGCGTCCCGCATCAGTTCGACGGCACAATCAAATCCCTGATTACCTGCTACCGGAATGACAAGACCAGCACCTTGCATTCCGTGAAGCATTCAACTCGCATAAGGGATTATGAGCCGAGCCTTCGTGTGCTAGAAAAGAACGTCGGGAAACGTCGCGTTGACGCATTGCGGGCTTCCGACTTCCGGGAGTGGTTTGCCAATTGGCGCAAAAAGGGCCACAGAAGGGCGTCAGGCGCGATCAAGCTCTTGCGGGTGATAATCTCCTATGGAGCAGGAGAACGCTTCCACGGCTGCGCACAGGCCAGACTGATACTGTCTGACATGCGATTCGAGCAGCCGGCGGCGCGTACCGTGGCAATGACCTACGACCAATGCCTAGCAATCGTGAAGAAAAGTGCCGAACTCAAATGCCCCTCGATTGGCTTTGTCGAGGCCGTCAAGTTCGAAACGGCTCTTCGCCGCATCGATGTCATCGGGGAATGGGCGCCGCCGCCCGGTGGTGGGGAATTCCGCTGGTCGGGCCTGATGGCCAAGGACATATCAAGAGATATGATCCTGTCGCTCAAGACGAGCAAGACCGGTGCTGCGGTTGCACGCGATCTGAAAGAATATCCACTCGTCCAGGAGGCTTTAAAAGCCTACCGCATTCCCGATATTGGCCCTGTTGTCATCGATGAAGATCACGGCAAGCCATATTGGGAGAACCGCTATACGGAAAAATTCCGTAAGGTTCGCGATGCGGCTGGAGTTCCTTCGAACGTTTGGTCGATGGATTCCCGAGCTGGGGCTGTCACGGAAACGGAGGAGGCTACTGGCTCTCTGGAAGATGCCAGCAAATTGGCAACCCACAGCACGACGAAGACGACTCGGCGCTATAGCCGGGGCGACGGTTTGGAAAAGAGCCGGGAAATAGCGAAGGCTCGTGCCAAAAAGCGCGGCTGACACGGCATGACACGGGTGACACGCCTGTTATCTAAGTAATTGAAAGTATTGGAGCGGGTAGCGGGAATCGAACCCGCGTATTCAGCTTGGAAGGCTGCTGCTCTACCATTGAGCTATACCCGCGGGGTGGTCCGATCCAATGACGAATGGTGGAGAGAGTTGGATTTGAACCAACGTAGGCTGAGCCAACGGATTTACAGTCCGTCCCCTTTAACCACTCGGGCATCTCTCCAGTTTTTCGTCCGGATCTTGAAGACCAAGTTCGTCAGACTTTGAAGCGTTGCCGCCCCGTCGTCTGCGCCGCGTATATGACCGGACGATTTCAGTCTGTCAACACGATGACAATGGAAAATACAGGAAAAATTTCATTGTCCGTTGAAAGCCGGCGCATGAAAGAAGGCCTATGCGGCAACAAGCGCCATCGTTATAAAGCCGCATGAGCAAAGATAAAAAATCCGGCGGCACGCCCGCCACCGACAAGTCCGCAAAAGACACGCATTACGCAACGCTCCGGCGCGCGCACCGCGACGCCAAGCGCGAACGCGGCGAAATCCCGACACCAGCGCCGCAGAAGCGCAAGCGAGGCGCTGATGACTGGAAGCCGCCGGCGCTCGCCCCCGATCAGGTCTTCCTCTACGGCCTTCATACCGTTCGCGCCGCGCTTGAAAACCCTGAACGCAAAAACATCAAGCTCTCGATCACGCAGAACGCGCTTGCGCGACTGGAGGTCGATCCCGACGTGATCGGCATTCCGGTCGAAATGGTTTCGCCGCAGGATATCGACAAGGTGCTCGGCCCCGAAGCGATCCATCAGGGCGTGCTGCTGGAAACGCGCCCCCTGCCCGTCCGGCGACTGGAAGCGCTGAAGGACAGCCCGCTGCTTCTCGTGCTCGATCAGGTGACCGATCCGCACAATGTCGGCGCCATCATGCGCTCGGCCGTCGCCTTCAACGCCGGCGCCGTCATCACCACCCAGAGACATAGCCCGACCGAATCGGGCGTGCTTGCCAAATCGGCTTCGGGCGCGCTGGAGCTCATACCTTATATACAGATCACCAATCTCTCGGATGCGCTCGGCGAGTTGCACAAGCTCGGCTTCTTCACGATCGGTCTCGATTCGGAAGGGCCGGCGCCGCTCGAAGGCACATTCTCAGGCGGCAGAATCGCGTTGGTGCTCGGCTCCGAAGGCAAGGGCTTGCGGCAGAAGACACGGGAGACCGTCAGCGCGCTCGCCCGCCTCGATATGCCCGGCGCCATCAAATCGCTGAACGTGTCGAATGCCGCGGCGATTGCCCTTTATGCGGCAAGGCTGCACCTGAAGGCATAGGTGTCAATGCCCGGCTTCTCGGGCAGCCACCACCAATATGTCGTGGACAGAGGCAAGGATTGCCGCGCTTGCGGTTGAACACCTTCGTTCATGGTCCATATTCCGCCTTGGAAAAGGCCAGCCGGTCATTGTACTCGGCTATACATTCTTTTTTCCAGGGGCGCCGGCAAAAAGGAAATCCACATTATGGCATTTCGACCGCTGATCTTCGGCGTTCTCTTCATCGCGGTCCTTGTCATGATCATTCTGAGCCTCATCTGGGTCGATAAATCGCATCCGATCCGGCAGCCCGACCCGCTCGCGCCGACGGCACCGGCAAATCCGCCCCAGCCAGCGCAATAG